GCGTAGCTGCTGCCACGATAGACCACACGGCCGGAGGCAGTGGATATGTAGTAGATGTCGCAGTAATTTGTCGAGGAGGAACCCGAAACGGAACCCACCGGAATCACGTCCATATATTTGCCATGCGCCACGGCGGTAATCCAGATACCGGAGCTCACGGAACCCTTAACCAGGCGGGTACTGCCGTCAGGCATCCAGATGCGCCACTTCCCGGAATTGCCCGTGTCATTAGGGAGGTCCACGCCGTCCATCATGTCATATTTATGACCATAGATGTCCTCGTAGCCAAGGCAACAAATATTATTCACCTGCGTAACCGTGGCCCCGCCGTAGTCATCCTTCTCACGGTACCACGCATACTGGTGGACGGAGTTTTCTATCAGGCTGTTCGTCACATTAGGGTTGATTGAGGAGGCTTCCTCGTAGCCGATCGTGTCCGTCATCCCGCGGCTGGCAGTACCACCCGTAGTACGGTTGTTCGTGTGAGAGCCCGCGCCGCATTGTTCCTGGCTGTCACGACGACCGTACTTCGCGTAGAAAAGATTCGCGATGCGCGAGTGCATAAGGGCATCAATCTGCTGCATACCGCGCTGGACACTGTAATAGTGAAAATCAGCCCAGGTCATGCTCGCCGTAGTACTCCCGCCGGTAATGCAGGCGCGAAGTTTGGAACCGACAACACTGCTGCCCACAACGGCACACAAGTGCTCGTCATTAGGCACCCATTCGGGTTCCATATCCTCGATCCTGTCACTGTTAGAAAGGACAACCTTATCGAACTCTGCCGTGTTCAGAATGGAGAAGTGAAGAGCAGTGGCACCCTCCGGAACATCGGCAATCAGGTACATACCGGCCTCGAACTTGTTGCTCAAGGTAGGGACGACGATTGAACTGATGACCGTGCCGGAATCGTCTGTGAAAATGCTTCCGACAAGGCTTGTACCGGGAACGCTCGGGAAACGCACACGCTTGTAACCGTCCACGTTCACCTTGCATACCGAATACGTACTGTCAGTACTGTAGCTGTTCGAAAGCGTATCCTTTCCGCTCATGATCTTACGACCGGAAAGATAACCGCCACTCGTGCCCTTAATGTCGTCAAGCGTAAGGACGTCAGCATCCGGAACGGAAGGCATGTTATCCGAACCGTTACTGCTGTAACAGGAGTAATGCTTGCCGTTCAGGTAATCATTGATACCCTTGCTCCAGAAGAAGGGCTCGTACATCATCCAGTCACCTTCAGTGCCGTCCAGTCTGGCAGCCGTGCCGTCGGCGTACTTGTTGCTGTCCGTGTCGTCCAGCGGGTAGTAGGTCATCTCACCGTCCAGGTTGTTCACCGTGGTATCAACGTTCGCCATGTTCACACCCCGCGTCGTCGCTTTTTTAGTCACTTTAGCAAGTACACGGTGACGCTGCTTCAGGATGGCGGAAATATGACCGCTCACCTCATACGCGTTGTCATACTTGTAGCCGGTACCGTTGTCAAGGTTGCTCACGTTCGCGTCATCCGATACCTCGTCGTCGAACTCGATCATCGTGTATTCCGGCTGCCGGATATTCAGTTCCGGGAAGTGCGCCTTCAGAGCGCTGTACGTATCGTCATCAATGTAGCGCGTGAGCTGTACCGTACCCACCAAAGCGCACGTGTCCGTAGTATTGCCATCGGAATCCACACCGCCCATCCCGACAAACTTATTCAGCCACGTACCGTCATCCTCGCGGTCAATACCGGTTACTCTGATACGTTCCACACCCGTGCAACGGCCCAGCAGGGTTTCCCAGTCAATACCTGGACAACTGTCAAAGATGAAGGTCTTCACCTTGCTGTAGCTTTCTAATGTCAGCCCGCCGGTGGTCAGTCTGCCCAGATATTCCAGACGGAGGCTGGTCAGTGTACCGGGAAGGTGGAGCAGCGTCACGGGAGAACCCTTGGCTAGCACCACGCTCTGCACCTGCGTACCGCGGGCCTCAAGTTCTTCCAGCTTGGTCTGCGCACTCAAATCCAGCTCGGTACTGGTACTTCCCCCGGTTTTCGCCTGTGCCTGGTTACGAAGGTTGAGTTTACGTAGCTGCTTGCAGTTGCCGATGTTCAACCACCAGCCGGTACTGCCGTTGCCGGAACTTTGAAGGTTCAGTTCGCGCAGCACGGTACATTTGCCCAGGTCGAAAGCGTTTTTCAGGTGGTCGGCGGCCCCGCTCATATCCAGCACCTTCATACGGCTCGCGCCATAAACCCTCAAGGGATCGTTCACCGTATAGGCACCGGTGATGGAAAGGCTCGCAGCCGCATCTTTCTTGATGATGCCGGTATTCCCTATATTCGGGCTGTTGTTCGTACCGTAGCCGAAAGCATAAACCTCGTTGGCCGTAATCTTCAGCACGTCGGGGGTGTCAGCAGCCGTACGTGCCAGATAGAGGTCGATGTTGTCACTGGTGAAATTGCTCGTGCCGTACTTGGCATCCAGAAGGGCGAAACGATTACGCACGAAATATTCACGGTGCGCACGGTTACTGCCCTGAAGGGCGTAGATGAACGGCCACACCTTGCCGTACCTCTCCTGCGTGGCGGGCAGGATGTACTTCAGCTCGCCGCTCTTGTTATAGGCACGGTCGCACCAGTTGCCCGCCTGCTCCACGTTCAGCATGTCCAGGACACGGCTGGTGGTAAGTACACCGCGAAGAGCCTGCGCCTGTGTCTTCAGGTCAGCGTCCAGGTTGGCCAGAACGAGGTTCCAAAGCCAGCTGTCACGGCCTTCAAAGGCATATTTCCCGGCCTCGGCATCATAAGTGTCGCGGTCGGTGGTGTAGTCATACACCAGGAAACAGTCGTTGCGTTTTCCCATCTGGGTATCACCGTCGTAGTAGGTGATGTACCATATCAGGCCGTCCCACGTGCGCAGCATCATGTTCTTCGCACGCTGGTCAACGGCAAGGAAATAGTCCGTCCAGAGGTAATACGTCAGCAGGAAAGCCTTGTCGAAATAGTCACTTATCTCGTCCCTGAACTTCTCGCTCTTAAAAGTGGAGAGGTCGGCGCTCGTCGCACCGTCCGGAACACACGAGCGTATCCATGCGTACAACCGTTTCACGGCCGTACGCTGCGACTCGTCAAGGCCCGCCCATTTCACATCATCCGGAACGTTGGTCTCGGCACCGGCATCAAACACCTCCTCCAGATGAGCGTCACTTGTGGTCTTGAAAAGGCACATGGCCTCGGTATTGTTCAGCATTTCCAGAGTGAGGGGACAGGCAGGATCGTAACCCTCCACGCCACTAAGGCCGAACAGGTCGCCGCTCTTGCTTTTCTCGTTGTTGAAGTTGTACTGCCCCACATAGTCGTTCTCGCCGTCCTCCGCAGCCGCCACAAACATGTCGATAGGCACACCGTCGATAGCGGTACGCACGGTGACCGCGTTCAAATCGCTGCCGCCCGTCTCGTACTGGTAACGCTGCGGAGGGGTGAGAAGCCCCATCTCCTTCAGCACGTCGTTGAACAGTTTGGCACCGCCTGTGTTCAGCGACATGGACGAGTCGGAATAATCACTCTTCAGACAGATCAGGTTCATGGCGATGCCACCGGGACGGACAGGATATTTCTTTTCCGCCTGCTCCTTGCCGCCAACGGTGAAGCTAAGGTTCGTGCCGCCCTTGCTGATATAGATACGGATGTTCTTGCTCGGATATTTCGTGGAACTGGTACCCTGAATACGGATATAACAGTCACGAAGCATGAAGTCGTATTCGGATCCGAAAGGGGAGTAATAGAAGATATCAGCCGAAAAGTCCGTCTTCTTGTTGTTCTCGGCATACACGTCATCGAGCTTGTTCTGGCGCACGATACGCAGCACCCCCTTGCCCTTGGCACGCAGCTTGTCCATATCCACAGTGTCGGTATCACCCAGGATATCGTTCTCTTCGTACAGCGCGATCATCTCCTCACCGTCCGCACTGTCCACCATCCGGTTCTCCAGTTCCTCGTCGTCACTCAACCGGCGGGTATAGATACGCACGCTCTTTACCTCCACGTCCGCCCCGGCGCTGTCAATGGTGATATATTTCGGATTGTCCTGGCGGAAGCTGAAGGCGTTGTCGTAGATGTCGGCACCGGTACGGTTGCCGTCCACATAAAGCTCCATCAGACGGCTCTCATTGCGGGTACCCACCATGAGGGCCACCTTGATCCACCGGTCTTCCACATAATTCGTGCCCAGCTTGATCTCACGCTCCACCAGCTCGTCGTCCTCGTTGGTATAGGACACTTTCTCACCGGTCTTGAAACTCGCTTCCGAAGGGGTGATATAAAGCCCCTTGCCACTGTCGAGACAGTCCACAACTGCGGTATCGCTGTCAGTGGGATTGCTTACCCGGAGGGTCAGTTCAATGGTCAGCCCCGTACTTTTCACATCGGTGGCAAAGGGCCGGTAGCCGATGACGGCTTTCGCACCGTTGGTCAGCTTCAGCGCCTCACCTGTCCAGCCGTTGCTGCTCCAGTCAAAACCCTCGAACGTGGTCTCCACGCCGTTCGACTCCCATGTTCCGGGGTTACTCTCCCCGTTGCTGCGACCCGCCGCGTCAAGCTTGACCGCTAGGCCGTAGGTGGCCTCGCTGATATCGATACCGCTCTCACCCACGTCGATGCGCAAAGTGTACCCGGTCGGACCGGCTTTCAGGACAAGCGTCTGCGTGCCTTCCTCGGTAAACCGGTTACTGTAGGTCATCATGCTGCGGGGAGCGCTCACGGTACTGCTCTTGACGCCGTTTTTCCAGAACTCCACTTCAGCGGGCACACGGTCGGGATCATAGGCCACCCAGTCGAAAGTGAGCTTCTCGTAGCGGCCGGCTTCAAGGACCGGCTCCAGATGCTCGTCCCGTCCGAGGACATGCCCGTCGGCATGAATGAGCTTCAAACCGATGAAGGGCGCGCCGGTTCCGGCCTTCAGCAGGTCGATATGGATGCTCTCGCTTTTCAGCGTGAGGTCGTCAGTTTCCATCTCGGCCACCAGCTGGGCGGTATGCCGCCCCACGGACAGGCCGGTCATGGAAACCTCGAAACTGCCGTTCGTCGTGCCGCTGCGGGTGACCGTATGCGCGTTCTGCTGTACACCGTCCACGTACAGGCTGACGGTTTTCGTGCCGGTACCGCTCACGGCGTAGGGTATACTCGCGGAATCATAGGTACCGTAACCGCCGTTCTGGATGGTGGCCGCCAGGTTGTAACCGCAGGAAAGGGACAGGGTGACGCTCTTCACGCTCACGTACGCCTGCTTCTTCTGCGCCTTACCCGTGGTGGGATCGGTAGTCTCGGCAATGACGTAGATATCGCTCGTGCCCACCAGCAGGTATTTGGTCAGGTCAAGGGTATAGGTACCCTTGCTCACTTCCTTCAGCGAGGAGGAATAAGTGGTGGTCGTCCCGCGCTTCACCTGGATGGTGACGGTCGCTTTCTGTCCGGTACTGCTACCCTTGTCATCACCGCCGGCAACCTGGTGGTCATAGGTATAGGTAAGTTTCACCGCTCCGCCTTCCTTCACGGTTTTCTTGTCGGTCTCGGCAAGCAGCACGATCTTGGTGGTGGAGGACTCACCGCCGCCACCGCTGCCGGCCGGGATGTCAACGCTCGCGATCTCCGCCCCGCTCTTGTTGGTCAGCGCAAGGCGGACACTACTCTCGTCGTCGCTCACTTCCGCGCTCATGCCGAACACGGTACCGGCTTCCACCTCCTGGAATTTGGCGGCGACGGTCTTGTTCTGGACGGGATTGGTACTGTCAGCATCCAGACTCTCGTCCACTTCCAGCTTGTCGATGGTCAGATCCACGTTGCCCTCGCTGTCGGGAACTTTCTTCTCGCCGTTCACCGTCAGGCTCTTCATCGTTCCGGCACCGCCGAAGTCCTCCCAGCTCGCCTCCTGCTCCCAGCTCGACAGACTTGTCCCCACGAACTGTTTGGTCTCCCATTTGCCCTGCGAGACTTCATAGGTGATGCAACGGCCCTTGTAACGGTATTTCTCATCCACGGCACCGATCGCGGAGGAAAGGACATAATAACCGCTCTCCAAAGGGACTTCCGCCGTCACATTATACGTGTTACCGCCACCACCCGTACCACCGGGAATATCAACGGAGGCAATCTCCGTCCCGGTCTTCCCCAGCAGGGTGAGTTTCACCGTGTCGTTCTCCTCATCAGGGACGGCCGTCATGCCACCGACCAAACCGTCGTTCACACCGGCGGCGGCATCCTCCGCCTGTTTCGCAGCCGCGGATGCCGCTGCCGCGGCGGAATTTGCAGTTTCAGCAGCCTGATTGGCGGTACCGGCCGCATCAGACGCCATACCCGCAGCTTTATTCGCCAAAGCCGCAGCATTATCCGCTTTCGTGGCAGACGCATTCGCTGTGGCAGCGGCATCATCGGCCGGTTTACGCAAAAGGGTAAGCGGAGCACTCACCAGCTCACTGCCGCGAAGGGCGGGGAGACTTTTGATATTGTCAAGGGAGCTGACCTCCACAAGTTCATCAACGCTCTGGCTCTCGGCCTTGATAGCGTTCAGGATCTCCTGTTTTTCCGCATTTGTCATAGCTAATCCTCCATTACCCTTCTATCTGTTTCACTATTTGGGAATAACAGCCCGGAGTAAGACCGGTAACAGCTTCCTTTATCAAAACCGCATCCTCCGATGTCAGATCCACATCCGCATCGGAACCCATAATCCTCATGCAAAGACTGTAAGCATGTAATTTCTTTTCATTATCCGTCTGAATATTACCGCTCGGACGGAAACCGGTACCGTTGAACAGGCACTGGGAGACTATGACTCCCATACACTGGGGTTTCTTATCAATCAACAGCACGCTACCGTCGAAATCCTTAAAATACACATTAAAATTTACTTTCATATCCTTTATTTTTAGATATATGTCATCTTAACAACAATTCCATTAACAACCTCAAGGGTATAGTTATAAGTTATAAAATCACTCTTTACAGCCCACTGGAAGGTACCTGAAACACCCTTTCGGTAACTGTATGTCCCATCGCTGGCCAGGCTCCATCCCGTACCGTAATTGTTCGACAGGATATCACCACAATACACCGCCCCGTTCACATGCACACCACCGTCAAAATAGCCGGCATAAGTATTGGCACTGATAGGATAGCTCTGACCAGAGGACTTGCTGGAGGCATAGATAGCGGCACCACCCAGATTCGAGCCTACGGCCTTGACACCGAACCGTCCCTGCGTGGCGGCATTAAAGGACACATCCACAATACCCTCCATGTCCGTTTGTGAGACACCAAGTTTCAGACTGCGGGAATCATTGCCGAAATAATCACCGGCTTTCCAGTACAACCGTCCGGAATCAATCGTAAAACCGCCGATTTTACCCTCATAGGCATACACTGTACCGTAAATCTTGGCGTTGCGCGTCTCAATACTACCGTCTTCCAGAATCTTGAAATTATCATTAGCCGTAACAAGCCCCTCCAAAGTGATATTATCGCCCTTGATTTTTACGCCGTCACCCCCAACACCTACAAGGGATTTCAAATTTCCATCACCGTCAATGGCATACAACCCGGAATATTTGGAAGTAACCATCAGGCCGGTCTCTTCCAGCAGGTTCTCGTCTTTGTCGAACACCGCCGCCGAAATCTTTACCAGACGCTCCGACTGCTCGAAAAGGGTTTTATAACGGTGTGTCAGGGATTCCACACGGTCGGTGCTCAATATGAGCATATACAGGTAAATATCACCGGTAAAACTCAATTTAAAATCACCTGTACCGTTCCAGAGTCCGCTACAGGTGTACTGTACGTACCCGTCGGTCGCGGACAGTTCTTCCTCCACCTCCATGCTGTTGAAATTGGCAAAGCCTGTCTTATCCACACCCACAAACTCCACACGCAGCGTGCCGGCCTTGGCACAGCGGTAAAAGAAAGTCAGGAACACCGGGACGGCTTCCTTCTCCCCACTGTCATTTTCAGGCATGGAGGGAATACTTTTCAGGTTCTCACGTTTCTGGAGGATGTACTTGTTACGAATCCGGACAACCGTACGGCCGTCATCCTCGGTCACGCTCGCGCTGTCACCCTTCCTCGTCAAGACGTTACCGTTCGCCCAGATCCACCGGTTGCCCACAAGGAAGAACACGGTCTCGTTCTCCGTGTTCCACTTCATAAGGCCGTCATCAAAGGCGGGGTTATTCAGGTAGCCGCGCTCGGTGGCGAAGTCATTCCGCAGGGCGGTGACGGAACTGACGATTTTCCCCTCGACTATCTCGAACTTCGTCTTGATATCCTCGCCCGTTACCAGAAGGAACGTACCACGCAGGTAGGCGTTGTCGCTGTACAGGCCATCACCGTGAGGCTGGTTGTCTGAAGGGAACCAGTCGTCACTGATACCGTCAAGGTTGCCCAGACGGGCACGCAGGCAGCCGGTGAAGTTCTTCGCCTTCACCACGTCCATCACGTCCACACGGGGCTGCCCGTCCTCGGTGGCGGAGATCAGGATCAGGTTCTGGCGCAACGGATTCTCCGTGTTGCCCATCAGCACGCACTCGTCACCAGCCTCCGGAAGGGAAGCGCCGAACTCGTCCTCGCCCACGAGGATGGAACCACCCTCCACACCGGCCACCTCAACCCAATAGCTTTTCAAATTCCCGCCGCTGAAGGTCTGGCAGCGCATGAGGTCATGGGCCACGAAAGTGTTCTCCTGCTCGAAGGTGATCCTCCAGTAACCGCCCTCAAGAACAGCGGTCTTTATTTTCCCGTTGGCGGCACTGACACAAAGCTGGCCGCCGACGCTGCGTACCTTCTCGATAAGCATCTCCAATACTACCATGACCTGGCGTACCGTCAGCTTGTCGATGGTCAGATGGGACAAAGCGTCCTCCATCCAGAGCCGCCAGCCCTCACCGAAAAGACCGTCCACGAATTTCGGACTGCGAAGAAGCTCACGCACGACAAGGGTCAGCAGCCCGGCATTGCCCTTGTCATCAATACCCGCATTATCCTCCTGTCCGAAAGAGGCTCCCGCTTCGAAGGTGATCTTCCCCTTTGCACGGTCATTCTTTTTTTTGCTGATGTGTTCCGCCTGGCTTCTCCGCGCGGAAAAAAGATTGTTGTCCGTAGGCAGTGTCTTGTCCCAGCTACGGATAATGTCAGGAAGCGCGGCACCCTCCGCCTTTGACTTCGTATAGTTTTTCAGTTCCCCGATACTGTCATTCACCCGTTCAAACGCACCACTATGCAGGGCATCGCTGATCTCGATGTCCATCTCCCCGGGTTGGTTCACCTTCCGGGTAATTTTCGTGATACGGCTGCTGCGATAACCGGTTTCGGGGAAATACTCCTCGCTTTCAAGTCTCACACGGCGGCCTACGGACAGGGAAACACCGTTCTCCTCAATCCACACATGGTCGGTCGGGGCCTTGTAAACGGCAAGATCCTGCCAGCATTCGGTATTGAACTGTTCCACCGCCGTAAGAAACTCCTCCTCGGCAAGCGGGTAATATTCGTCCGGCATACGGATATTCCAGAGAATATAACGGTCACCGGATTTCGGGACAAGTTTGCCGCCGGGGAGTTGCGTGTCATCATCATAGGGCCATATCGTAATAATCTCGAACTCACGGGTGGCACTGTTGAAATTCACCTCGAAACAGTGGTCCTCACCCTGCCCCAGTCCGGAAAGGTCACCGTCCTGGAACGATACACGTTTGGTCTCGTCGGGCAGCTCGTAATCGTTCGGATCGAAGTTCAGGCTGTCGTCCCTGAAATAATAGACCGTGAAAGGGTTGCCGTCGTCATCTTTCACATCTTCGCTGCGCACACTGCTGACAGCCCCGATCCTGCGGGGATAAATGCCGCTGAAGGCGTCTTGCTCGTAACGGTCATAGATGCCGTACTCCTCCGTATGTATCTCGACATATTGCCTGCCCCCCGGAAGCATCAGGCGGCTATGCCCGTATTTTGACGGATCTATGTTCCGCGTGCTGCCTACCGGAAACAACCGGGTATAAAAATTGTCGGTACCCGTCGTGTCGCGTTCGATTCCGGTCAGTCCCTTCCCGTAGCCCAGCGTTATTTCCTCGCCATGCTCACACCGGCACACGTTCACGGTCTGGCCTTCCACCCACCATTCAGCCTGCCCGCCGACCGCTTCGGCTATCTCTTTCAGGGCTTCGTTGCAGTACTTCCCCTCGTAATCGATGACGATAAGGTCCGTACCGTCCACCCGCCCCACTTTCCAGTCGGTGGTGTGGTTCATTCCGTCATTGATACACTTCACGATCATGGCCACGTGTTCACGCGGAGTCGCTGTCAGCGTGAACACAGGCTCGGTGTTCCCGTCGGTGGTCTCCAGCACAAGAAAACGTCTCACCAGGCTCTCGATACCGTAAAACTTCAAATCATATACCCACTCCTGGCCGCTCTTCTGCTTCGGGATGTACCGTTCGGTCAGCCAGTAGCGCTCACCCTCAAAGTCCACCCGGTCATTCACGTCCAGGGCGATATATTCGTAATGCGTGAAAGAGAGTGTCAGGACATTGTCACCCTGTACCTCCTTCACCTGGGTGGAGCTGTCACCCGCCTCTATATCGGTCCGTCTGTTGCCGTTGCTGTCATAGATGGTCAGCATGTCTGTATCTTATTTAAACGTCGTTTGAATAGGGTTTGAATCACATTTATATGACCGGGACAGGTTCCCGGAACTTCACCTTGAACTTGCCGGCGTGCACGCCTTCCTTCCAGAGATAGGTCAGAGGCTGGAACTTGCTGCAATCCGTATATTTCACACGGAGAGTCAGGGCAAGTTGGGGAAAGGAAATCTCAAGCCACCCGTCACGGCCTTTCTTCAGGAAATTGATGAACTCGAAATACTTCTTCAGCCAGCCGGCCTGCGTTTTGCCAAACAGGGCGAAATGAAGCGTCACGTCACGGGCCTCGTTCCTGGGCGTCAGCACGGAGGAATATTTCTCCCCGTCCTCCTCCCGGATATTCACGGCCGTATCCGTTTTCGTCTTGCTCGGGGTCAGGATGGCGGTCAGGTTATCCATCCCGCCGCGCTTGTCCTCAACGAGGAACACCCCGTATGTGCTCCAGATGTCGGTACCGTTGACAAGTACCAGACCGCCTAATATCTTTTCCATATCATTTGCATTTTACTCCGTCACGATTGATTTTACGAATCTCTTCCTCTATTTTGCCAAGGTGCGACGCGCTCGTGCCGGTGTTCTCCTCGATACGGGCAAGATGCCCCTCGGCGGTGTTCATCTTGTCGATGACGCTCTCCATCTTCTCATCGATGCTCGACCAGTGTTGCAACCCGCTGGTGAACATGCCGTCCAGTTTTGTACCCTGGTCCTGTGTCATGGCTGAAAAACCGCCGGTTTTGGCGCTCTGGCTCGTACCGCCCGAGTTATCGTACCCGGTGGCCGCGGCAAGATTGTCACGAAGAGCGACGGCTTCCTCGACATACTTCATGTACTCGTCCTGGAGAGCCTTACGCTCGGCTTCTGTAAGGTCATTGTCTTCCATCGCCTTGCCGAATTTCTCCCACCAGCCTTTCAGCTTGTCGGAATACAGCTCACCGATCTTGTTTGACAGCATCGCACGCATGAAATACTCGGATATGTCCTCCGCCGCGGCTGCGGCATCATACTTCATATCCATCAGGTTATCCACGAAACTGCTGTACATGCTGTCAAAGGAAATACCGGTGAGACCTTCATACAGCTGGTCGGTAAGTTCCTCCAGCTTGCCCGCCTGGTCGATGTAGTCATCCAGCTTCTCGGTCAGACGACCTCCATATCCGCCCTTGCCGGTATCCTGGATCTGCGTCCACATGTCCACGTTACTGCGCAACTTCTTCATCTCCTCCGGACTTAGGTTCCAGATGTCACCGTTCCAGCTACGCCCGATCTGACCGCTCAAACGGTCAATCTGTTCCTGTGAGAAACCGCCCCAGTAATAATTCCAGCTGTGATGCGAACCGTGATAGCCGGCCTGCGACATGGCCATGTCCAGATAGTTCGAGTTCGTCTCCTGCTGGAGCCTGTAGGCATCCCGGTAGGCGGCCACGGACTTTGTACCCTTGCTCGCCTTGATCTCCTCCGTCAGGTCCTCGATAGCCGTCTGCAAGGTCTCGTTACGCTCGGTCAGCCGGTCGATGGTTTCCTGGACCTCTTTGGCATTGCTTGAAGTCGTCCAGGAGGAAAATCCGCCCCAGGTCAATGCGTCGAATATCTTGCCCACACCGGAAAGCAGCGATTTTCCGATAGTCACAAAAAGATCACCGGAAAGCACATCGTCAAGAATACCGCTCACGGCATTGAACACCGCGTCGAGCAGGCCACCGATGACCACACTCAAACCATCCTTGAAAAGGTCTATAATACTTACAATCCAGCCGACAACAGGCACATCCTCAAGTGTTTCGGAAACCTTTCCGAAAGCCTCGCCCAGTTTGCCGTCCACTTCCTTGGCACCTTTGCCGAGTGTGATCAGGCCATTATACGCCCCGCTGATACTGCCGGAGGCAATCTGCTGCAATCCGTCCCTCACATTCTCCATACTGGTCTTCAGACCGGAGGCAGTATTCGAGAGGGACTGCCGGGCACTGTCAGCCGTTTCCTGCAAGGCGTTTATATTCTCACTCGCGGCATCGGCATTAGCCTGCGCCGTTTCCAGGGCTTGCCGGGCGGACTCCTTCTCCTGTTCGGTTCCGGACTGTTGCGCCTCAATGTATGATTTCTGGGCGGCAATGAGCGCCGTATAGGTGTCCGCATACACCGCCTGTGCCTCCTTCAGGTCTGAAAGGGCTTTCTGGTAGGCAGTAACCTCGGCACCCAGTTTCTTGAAACTGACCTTGCCGGAACCGCCCAAAGCCCTCTCCATCTGCTGGACGGCAGAGACAAGCGCGTCCTGACTGGCATGGTCGGCATTTCGGAACTCGTCAGTGAGCATGTATTTTCTGGCATCCGCCAATACAGGCTTTATCATATCGGAAAACATCCCGCCGAATTCACCGAAGACAGTACCCCAGTCAATACGGGCTTTCAGTTCCTGCACTTCGATGCCGGCAAGTTTGCTGTCACGTTCAACACCGAGAGAGAGCTTCTCGCTGCCGGATGTCGTCTTTTGTATCTTTTCCGCATATTCGGTCGCGATGGCGAGTTTCTTCTGCTGGAAGGTGCCGTAGGCCTGCAAATATTCCTGCATCACTCCGAACTCTTCCCGATAAGCTTCCGCTATTTTTTTCTGTCGGCCGGACTCGTTCAACTCACGGGCCTTGTCTATTTCGGACTGCTGATCTTCCGACAGCGAACCGGACTGCCCCGCTTTCGCGTTGTCACGTTTCCAACCGGCTTCCTGCTTGGCTATTTCATCCTTGCGTGCCTGGTATTCATTGTCTATCTGGCGCAGCTTCTTCTCCAGCCCCTCGGTCATCATCTCAATCTCCGCCTCGTCATTCTTCCTTTGCAGCCCGACGAGTTCCTGGCCCAGCTTTTCAGAAACCTGTTTGCGGCGTTGGGCTTCCTTCTCCGCCTTGTCCGCCTTCTTCCGTTCGGCCTCGGAATCCTTATCCTCACCGGGCTTGACCTTGTCGTACTCCTTTTTGGCGGTATCGACGGCATCCTTCAGTTCTTTCGCCTTCTTCTCAAACTCCTCACGGGAAAGGCTGTTGGACGTTTCCTGAAGAAAGGCGTTATAAGCCTTGAGCGCGTCCTGGTATTTCTCTTTTGCCGCAGCCACCCAGTCAGTGCTTGAATCCGTGGGCAGGTTACGCCGGTTTTGTTCCGAAACCAGTTTGTTCAGCTGATACTTCAGTTCGTCACGGGAATAAGTTCCGGTAAGATTTTCGTCACCCTGCGTAATCTTTCCGTATTCCTTCTCCTGGACAGACATCCGGGCAAGCAGGGTTCTACGCTGCTTTATCTGCTGTGCAAGGGTCTCGTTACTCACACCGGTCAGGTTTTCGAAATAGGCATTTACCTCGTCCTTGCGGATTTGTCCGTTCAGGCTCTTGCGTTTTCCGTACAGATTCTGAAGCTCTGCCTCCTCATCCCTTGAACGTGCGGATTTCTGGACATATCGGGCTCTTTGCCGCCCGTAGCTGTCCTGGTAATATTCGGTTGCCAACCGGGTCTTGCCTTCAAGTTCTTTTATCCTGTCATCCACACGTTTCAATTCATTGGCGGGATTGGATATGGACTCACCGGCTTCCAATCGGGCTATCTCTTCCTTGATTTTCTTGATATTCTTCAGTTTCTCATACTCGGTGTCGTATTTGGAGAATATATCCGGATATTTCTGTTCCAGCTTGTTTAGCGCCTCACGCCGGGCATCCGTGGACACGGCTTCATCCCCGGCAATGGAACACAGCTCCTCTATTTTGCGCCTGTGCTCTTCCTCGGCCTCTATGGTTTTCTGCTTCTGCTGCTGATACCTTTCCTCGGATTCCTGCAAACGTTCGGTTTCCGTCTTCATGGAGATCAGTGCCACGGCAACACCGGCAAGCAGGGTCGCAACCAGCACATAGGGATTGGAAAGCATGGTCCGGTTGAGCATCTTCTGCGCTTTCTCAACCAGCAGGAGCCAGTTGTAATGCAACGCCTCCGCAGCCACCGCCCAGCCTTTCACGGCCGTGACTGTCATGACGGCGGTCCGGTACACACCATACGTGCCGACAAGCCCGAGCAGGATACGGCCGAAACGTTCGTAATGCTCCACCATGTAGGAAACACCGGAAAGCGTGGTGTTGATGACACCTTCCGACTGCTGCCCGATTTCATTGAACATCATTGAAACGGCATCCTCTATATTGGAGATCTGTCCGGTTATCGTTTTGGATTGTGCCTCCATCAGACCACCGAATTTTCCGCCCTCGTCCGTCAGGCTCTCTATGACCTTCTGCACTTCGGGAAAACCGACCTTGCCTTCCTCCACAAGCTCCTTCACCTTGCTTTCAGCCACGCCGAACTGCTTGGCCAGTTCGGCGATCATAGGGATGCCCCGGCCGGTGAACTGGTTCAGGTCCTGTGTATAAAGCCGTCCCTGGGACATGGTGGTGCCGTAAAGATAGACCAGATCGTTCAAAGGGATGGAAAGTCCGGCAGCGATGTCACCCAAGCGGATCAGCGTCTCGTTCACTTTCTCCGCTTCAAACCCGTAGGCAAGAAGCTGCTTGGCACCCTGCGCGACATCCTCCAGGCCGAAAGGAGTGGTCGCGGCCGTATGTACCAACTGCTGCATCAGGGTGTCGGCCTTCTCCGCACTGCCGAGCATGGTCTGAAACGACACCTCCAGCTGCTGGAACTCGCCGCGTACCTTGGTGATGTTCGACACCAGCTCCTTGATAGTAAAGGCGGCTGCCAGCTTGCCGACGGTGTTGTTCAACAGGGAACCGCTCCTGTCAAGTTCCCGGATCTGTCTGTTGGCGGACGATGCCTGCTGGGACATCCGCTCGATCTTGCCCACGGCCTTGTCAAGACGGGCGCTCAAATGGTCCACCATAAGGAATTCTATTTGTACCGGTTTCATCTATTTTAGCTTGCTTTGAAAAAATCCTACTATTCCATCCGCTTCATCCTCGGCGCTCCGCTCATCCGCAGGACCGGAAGATCCGGACTTGTCACGGACATACCGGGGAGCGTCACTAAGCATCATGATCAGGGTCTGGTAATTCACCTTGTTCAGTATATAGTCCACGCTCCAGCCGGTGGCACTGGCAATCTGCCACACAAAACCGAAAGGGCTATGGGAGCCTTCATAACGGCTCTTTAACTCCCCTTCTTTCTTTGGCTCAGTCTCAAGCTCATCGGATTCGTCCGCTCGGCTGATCTGATAATAGGTATAAAAGGGTCGGTACCCATCAGGCTGACAAAACGCTTGATCGCACCCACCAGATAACGCTGTTCCATGAAGTTCCTTATGAGCCATGCCACCGGGCGCAAAAGCACGCGGCGGCTGAAAGGACCACGACAAAGGGTATAGGCCACCATACGGCTCACCGCCTTGCCGTGAGAGGCCAGAAACTGCATTTCCTCCTCCTTGCTGAACCCCCACATCTCCTCACTGGTGATCCCCATCGACAAATATGTCCGGGCAAAAAGAATCTGACCGGACATATAAGGCCGCCTCATGGTCACGCGCAGCTCCAGCGGGGATTTCCTGAAAGGGATATGAAACGCTTTCAGCGGGACGCTCACACCGATATCCAGCAGCGCGTCCGCACCCTCACGCTGGATCTGCTTGATGACAGCTTCGTCCATACGCTACTCCTCGGCCGGGTTAGTGGAAGCAGCAGCGGCAGATTCAGCAGAAGGCAGTTTATACTGTTTCCACTCTTCCGGGATAGAATCCGTATTGAATACGCCATAGGGCTGGGAGCCGTCTTCCGGCATGGCCACTTCCAGCGTGCATTCGATTTTCGCCGTTTCTGTCAGGGTCAGCTTGCCGCCGAGATTGGAAAGTAGCGTGCCATTGGGAATCAGGATGCTCTGCCCCGAAACAAGGGCTATTTCCCACGGACCGGTCAGCAACACGGCTGCCGTCGGGGCCGTCCAACCAATCGGGGTTTTCTTTTCCGAGTCCTCTTCCTTGTAGTGCATGGTACCACCCAGCAAGCTATGCAGGTTTTCGTAGTTCAGCTGGATAACGTTGAACGTGGGGGCGATGCTGCCATTCGACTGGGGAATGATAAGCACCGGGGTTCCCGGCACCTGCTCCGCCTCGATTTTGGCGGATTCGGGTTTCTGCCCGCCCATGTCAAACGAATTCTTCTCTATGTAACCCACCACAAAGTCCTTGTATTTCACGGCACCGACGCCGTACATGAAATTCTTATTCATTGTTTCTTGATTTTGAAAGTTAATACTATGCCGGCAACACATCCGGTTATAAAAGCGGCCAGCGCTATTTTAACGGGACTAAAGCGACGTTCAAATTCCGTTTCAACTGTGAATGAGTCCTCATGTGTCTCATTACGGATACGGGTCAGTTCCTCCTCATAACACAGTACCAGCCGCTGGAGGCTGTCGCAGGATGCCTCCGCTATGATATTGCCGGCCGCATCGCTCTTCACCGTCAGGCCCGCCTGCCCGTTCCTGGAATGGTAGGACGAACCGGAGGGAAGTTTACGGAGGCTGTCCGGAGGGATCGTCAGGCTCACCGCCGATTTCGGAATCCCCGCCATCAACAGCCCCCGCCTCACGTTTGACACGTTGTCGGCGCTTGACGACAGGCTGCTGTTCCGGTTCACCTCCGTCCTGCTCTTTCGAGTACTCGCGCATCCCGTAAAGAACAGGACAATCATCATGATGCCTGCAACTGTTGGCAGTATCAATGGCTTTCCGGAGGCGTGCCATTTCACGCCGGGTCGCCTGCAAAGCTTTCCTGTTTTCATTCAGTTCCTCTTTTAAGGGTTCTACAATATTCTCGATCAGGATACGGGTGGCATGTTCGGTGTTGTCAATCCGTACCGTCTCGGCTTCGGCGGTAGCCTTCTCCGCTTTCGCCCTCGCTTCCCTGACCGTTGATTTCAGGGTGATGATGGCTATTATCGTGGCTACCAGACCACCGCCCAGCACCAGATTCATGACTGCACTGAAGTCCATACGCACACTGGTCTTTCAGGTCAAAGCCTATTTGCCGGCATCCTTACCCGCAAACAGTCCGATGAGCCACTGGACAAAGCCCGTATCGGCAACACCATTGGACACAAGGGACGCACCGAACCCATAACACAACGCGATATACCACGTGGCATCAGCGACAAAGCCCGCATCCAGCCACCATAAAAGCATGGCGGCCACAATGCCCACACACCAGCTGACAATCTGTGTCGCCAAGCCCTGCATTTTTGGAAACAGAGCCTTGATCCCTTCCGTGAGCAACACCACGCCACCGACAAAACCGGCAAAGGTGGTGATCATCGCGCTATAATCGACTTCCGGTACTGTACCGGTCTGGGCAAAAGTTGCTGACACGAATCCGAGTATCAGCACAAAGAATAAAAGAAATCTTTTCATGTTGTTGTTGATTTATTGAGTTATACCTATTTGTTTAAGCCATCTCTGTACATCAAAACTGGGGCAGGCTTTGGCCGCCAGTTCATTGTGACCGACGATTCTCACATCGGGAAAACGACGGTGGAAATCCTTCACGTACTTCTCAAGCGCCTTTTTTTGCCAGGAGGTACGGGTGTCCGCAGGCGTTTTACCATCCTTTGCACACCCGCCGGCATAGACGATATGGCGGCTCACGGAATTGTAACCGGCCACGCCGTTGGTCACTTCCCACGGGTCCACATTCGCGTCCTCGTTATTGTTCACCAGGCGTTCCACTCCGCCGTTCAGATGGAACAGGTCGGTATATCCGACCTGCTTCCAGCCGCGGCCGCCCTTTGAGACGGGGTTGGTATGCCAGGCGCGAATCTCCGCACCGCTTACCTCACGCCCTTCAGGAGTGGCCGTGCAATGGATGACAAGATACTTCAGCTTTCCCATCACTCACCGCCTTCCTCTTCATCAACGGCCGCCTGGGACAGTGCTATCTCCACCTTCTTCTCCGGATCGGCGTCCAGGCCCAGTACAAGTGTGCCGGATACCGCCTTGCCGCTACTGTTCACACCGGCGGTGACCGTCAGAGAGCCATCGGTACCGACTGCCGTGAAACCGGCAGGAATGGAAACCACGCTGTAATCACCGGAGGCAGTGACCTTCACCTCCTTGCTCTCACCGGCGGCCTTGAAGGAAAGAGCGGCCGGATCGGCAGAAATGCTGCGTTCCACTGCCTTGAACACCGGAGTCTCACGGGTGTCAAGCACCACGAACTCCTCGCCGAAGGCGATTTCCGTGTCGGCCTTCATCAGCAGCTTGAAGAAGTACAGCTCGCTGGAGTTCATCCACTTGTCAATCTGGATCACCTCCTCGTCGTCTTGGAGGTTCACACCGGCAAAAAGGTTGCCGTCAGCGCTCATCGAGCAGAGCGTGGCTACGATAAGGCCATCAGGCCAGGAATTCAGCGTCTCGATGGTGATACCCTTGTAACGCTTCTTGTTGATGTCCGTCTCGCTCGTGTTCTTGTACTCGCGTTCGGTCAGCTCGTCATCGTACTTGTCGAAGTCGTCAATACTCATCAGGATACGCAGGTTCGGATTCTCACGCAGGGCTTTTGGAATAGCCTTGCGGACAGCCTTCAACTTGCCGATCATGGAAGTATCGGAAGGAGCCGGAACCACGATCACATCCGGATCTTTAGCCGCCTGGGTCAGGATACCGTTGAAAAGGTGGTCGTCGTCCGAACCGAACTCGCCGTTCAGGTAATGCCAGCCCAGCTCGAACTTCACACTCTTGCTAAGTTCATCCAGAAGCGTGTTCTGCGCTTCGGGGGGAAGTTCGGCAAACACGAGGTTGCCCTTCGGCTGCCACTTGCGCCAAACATGCTCGAAGGCGCGGGGATTGAAAGTCGTGAACGCCATGAAATCCTCCGGATCCAGTGATTTCTCCGAGTAATTGAAATTGCCTTTCGAGTCTTCCAAAGTCGGGTTCTCCTTACGCTTCTGGAGCATCTTGCCGGTCTTGATACGCGGCAGGCTGATTTTTTTCTCCACACCGGGGATCACCATGATCAGACCTTTTTCTACAAGGTCATTCCCGGTGGTGGCCAGGACCAGTATTTTCTCCAGTACCTCGCCGTTGTAATTCGTGTTTCTTACTACTATTGCCATGGCAAATGTTTTATTTATGGTTCAACTTGTCCTTAATCTCGCTCATGCGCTTGTTCCAGGGGCTTTCACCCGTCGGATTCACACGAAGGTCAGTCATGACACTACGTTTTGGGAAAAGCTTCTCCAATGCCTTTTCCCCGTTCTCCCGATCTTTTGCCAGAAGGTTCTCATAGATGGGGCGGGTGGCGGCATCGATACGGCCGTCCTGTTCCGCATCATCAAGCAGTTTCTTACGCGCGGCAGCGTCATCCGCATCCGCCTTGTCCTGGAACACCTTCAGTTCGCCCTTCAGGCGGGTGACCTCGGCATCAAGGGCCGGGACTCTGCCAGCCTCTGTTTCCAGCAGTCCGATTTCACGCAGGAAATCGTCATCCGTCGCACAGTTCTTGAACCGCGGACGTCTCTTGAGTTCGTCTAAATTCATGCTATTCTCGTTTTGTGGCTTGTGCAGCCGGTTATTGAATATTTGAAATACCTGTTCGGGGGTACTGTCCTCCGGTACCGGGTCAGCGTCATAAATACCGTCGATAAGCCCCAGCGCCAGCGCCTCGTCGGCACGCAGCCAGTGATCCTTGCCGTCAAAATACATCGCGCGGATTTCCTCCTTGTCCTTGCCCATACGGGTGGCATACATCTCGCAAAGGGTATCCTCAAGCGCCTCGATCTCACGGATGCAGTCCTTCATCTCATCCTTGTTGCCGTAACAGCCGCCCTGGACACTGTGAAGCATCAGACGGGCATAACGGCTCATCCGGACGGGCTTGCCGCAAAGGGCGATGACGGAGGCCATGCTGGCGGCGATGCCGTCCACGTAGATGGTAATGTCGGCCTTGCTGTTCTTCAAGGCATTGAAAATGGCGATGCCCGAATAAACCTCACCGCCGTTGCTGTTGATACGCACGTCCACCTTCCCGGTCAGGGCTTCCGCTTCCAGAAGTTCACGGGCGATATCACCGCTGCGCACGTTATCATCGTACTCACCGATGTCACCGTAAAGAAGGATGCAACAGGCATCGGTTCCGGGTATCATATTGAAAAATCTACTCATGTCACTATCGTTTTGGCAGGTCCTTCCCTGCAAAAGTTTACGGTGCGAAATTAGGGGGATTAAAAGCCTTTTTCAAACCGCGTTTTCATCATGGAGACTTTAAAGGATTGCCATGACGCTTTAAAATGTCATCATGCGGAGCGCGTTTTTTTTCGCTCCTTTTCCTTATCAATTTTGCACGTAAAAAAAGGAGGTAATATGGCCGAACTTACAAACGAGCAGAAAAAGGCATGGGCGAAAACGCTCTACACCCGCGAGACGCTTACGCAGGCGGAAATAGCCGAGCGTGTGGGGGTTTCACGGGTGACTGTGAACAACTGGATAGGCAAAGGAAACTGGGAGCAGTTGAAGGCTTCCATAACCATCACACGGGAGGAGCAGCTGAAGAACCTGTACCGGCAGCTGGCGGAACTCAACAACGCCATCATGGGAAAACCGGAAGGGGAACGGTTCCCGAACGCCGCGGAAGCGGACACCATTTCCAAACTGTCGAACGCCATCAAGAAACTGGAAACAGAAGTGGGGCTGGCGGACATCATCTCCGTGTTCTCCGACCTGCTCAAATGGGTGCGGACCTACGATTCCACGCAGGCGAAGGAGATCACCCCGCTTCTGGACGCGTTTGTCAAATCAAAATTATCCTGACATGGCAAAGAAAAGACTCACAACACAGGACAGGCTCGCGCTGGGCAGCTGGAACGAGCTGGTGGCATCCGTGCGAGAACATTCGGACATCAACCCCACGGACACGGAAACGGAAATCAGGCAGAGGCGGGAAAGGCTGGAGAAGAACGACGAGGAGTGGTTCAAATACTACTTCGCCATGTATTGCACCTGCGAGTCCGCCGCCTTCCACAGGAAAGCCACCGGGCGGCTGATGAGGAACAACCGCTGGTACGAGGTAAGGGCCTGGTCACGCGAGCTGGCGAAATCCGCACGCTCCATGATGGAGATATCCAAACTGGCACTGACAAAAAAGATACGCAACGTGCTGCTGATCTCCAACTCGGCAGACAATGCGGAAAGGCTACTGCTGCCGTTCATGGCGAACTTCGAGGAGAACCAGCGGATCATACAGGACTACGGACAGCAGAAAAAACCGGGAGCGTGGGAAACCGGGGAATTCACCTGCATGTGCGGGTGCTCCTTCCGCGCCATTGGAGCCGGGCAGTCACCGCGCGGTACACGTAACAAGAACTTCCGCCCGGACTTCATCCTGGTGGACGATATAGACACCGACGAGGAGTGTCGAAACCCGGAACGCATCAAAACCAAATGGAAATGGCTGGAGGAGGCGCTGATACCGACCATGTCCGTATCGGGAAACTACCGCATCCTGTTCAACGGGAACATCATCGCGCCGGACTGCTGCATCAAAAGGGCCATCGAAAAGGCCACCGAACTGAAGGCGAAAGGAATCGGGCACGTGGATATCATCAACATCCGGGGAAAGAACGGGCTATCCGTATGGCCCGAAAAGAACTCCGAGGAGGATATCGACCTCTTCCTTTCACTGGTGAGCGCGGCGGCGGCACAGAAAGAGTTCTTCAACAACCCGGTGGTGGACGGCGGCGTGTTCGCGGAAATCACCTACGGGAAAGTGCCGGCACTCTCCAGGTTCAAGTTCCTGGTGATATACGGGGACCCCGCACCGGGAGAGAACAAGACGAAAAAAAGTTCCACCAAAACGGTATGCCTGCTCGGGAAACTCGCGGGAAGGCTTTATCTGATAAAAACGTTCCTGGACAGGGGGCTGAACGCGGAATTTGTCGAGTGGTACATCAAGCTGCTGGAGTTTGTGGGTGGGAAAACCACCGTGTACTGTTACATGGAGAACAACAAATTACAGGATCCTTTTTTCCAGCAGGTATTCCAGCCCATCGTGAGGCGGATACGCAGGGAAAGGAAAATATCACTGTACATCACCGGGGACGAGGAGAAGAAAACCGACAAGGCCACACGTATCGAGGCGAACCTGGAACCGCTCAACCGGGAGGGGAACCTGATACTCAACGAGGCCGAAAAGGACAACCCGCACATGAAACGGATGGCGGAACAGTTCAAGCTGTTCAACCTCCAACTGACCTATCCGGCAGACGGACCCGACTGCGTGGAGGGGGGAAACAGAATTATAGACCGCAAGGCCAGACAGTCGGAAAAGCCCGTCATTGTCACAAGGAAAAGCACGCGGTCACAAAACAAGTACAGAGTGTAAACTTCAATACCTATCATTATGAGCAAATTTATCGAACTTTCAGACTACGACGCGAGCATACACCGAGAGATTCTGGACGCACTGACAAGGGAGGATGACGCTGTCGTGGAGATATGTGAGGACCGCGCCGTCGCCGAGATGCGCTGCTACCTTTCCAGACGTTACGACTGTGACAAAATATTCACGGCAACCGGTGACAAACGCAACCAGCTTGTCCTGATGATGGCCATCGACATAGCCGTGTACCACATCTTCTGCATACATAACCCGAGGAACCTGTCACCGCTGCGGAAGGAACGCCACGAAAGGGCGGTCGAATGGCTGAAAGCCGTGGCGGCCGAGGAGATATCGGTGGACGGCCTGCCCCTGCTGTCCGAAGAGACGAGGACGGCAAAATCAAATTTCCTTATCAAAAGCAACCGTAAACGTGTAAACCATTGGTAATATGAGCAAAAGAAAGAAAGGGGCCGGAAAGATAACCCAAAGCGGGAACCTGCCGAGGCCCGGGCAGAAAGGACCCGCAACCATCATACTGACACAGCCCAGAAGGTTCGGTATAGACATAGCGGACTACATGCTCGCGGTAAGGGCTTTCGAGAATGTGGACTACTCCAGACGCTTCAGGCTGTACGACCTGTTCAGCGACATACTCATGGACACGCACCTGACAAGTGTCATAGAGAAACGGAAGAATGCCGCACTGGCATCTTCCATAGAATTCCGCAGGAACGGGAAACCGGACGAGAAGGTGAACAAGCAGATCAGGTCCCCATGGTTCCGGAAGTTCATAGGGGACATCCTGGACGCCAAATTCTGGGGGTTCTCACTCGTGCAGTTCTACCGAAAGGGGGAATGGGTGAACTACGACCTGATACCGCGCAAACACGTCGATCCCGTGCGCAGGCTCATACTGCGGCACCAGACGGACACCACCGGGACGTCCTGGGACGAGTACCCGGACCTGTTGTTCATCGGTTCACCCGACGATCCCGGGCTGCTGGTGAAAGCAGCTATCTGGGTGATATACAAACGTAACGACGTGGCGGACTGGGCACAGTTCGCGGAAGTGTTCGGAGCGCCCATCAGGGAGTACACGTATCCCACGGATGACGACGAGGCACGGCAGAGGGCGCTGAACGATGCGGACAGCACCGGAAGCCTGTCGGTTTTCGTGCACGCGGAGGATACGGTGCTCAAGCTCGTGGAAGCCGCGAACAAGACAGGGAGCGCGGACCTCTACGACAAGCTCTGCGAGCGCTGCAACAACGAAATCTCAAAGCTGTTCCTCGGAAACACGCTCACCACCGAAGCCTCCGACAAGGGCACACAGGCACTGGGAACCGTACACAAGGATGTGGAGGAGAAAGTGACGCTCTCCGACAGGCAGGACATCCTCGACGTGCTCAACTATGACATGGCCGACATATTCGCAATGCTCGGAATAGACACCACAGGCGGGGAGTTCTGCTATCCGGAAAAGAAGCTTATCGAACCGGAGAAAAAGATGTCCATCCTCACACAACTGCGCACGAACTTCAACCTGCCGGTGGGTGACGACTATCTCTACGAGGAATTCGGGATCGAGAAACCGGCAAACTATGACGAACTGAAGAAACGCCAGGAGGAGAAAGCGGCGGAAATCGAGGCGGCGAAGGCCCGAGAGACTGAAAAGACGGAAGAGGATAAACCGGATCCGGAAGAAGAACCGGAACTGGAAAAGCACGGTAAAGGAACACCCAAAGAAAAGAAAAATGCCCTTAAAAACGCGTACAACTGGCTGAAACGTTTTTTCGGGAAAGCCCCGGGGAGAGACGGGGCAGCTTTAGAATGGTGATGAACGACCTCTACAGAATGGAGGACAAACAGGTGGAAACTTTATTCTCGTTCGATGAAGAGGTACTGAAGAAAGCCCTGAAGAACATCTACAGTAAAGACTTCCACCCCCTGACGGAAATCGAGGAGAACCTGTTCGAAGCCACATGGAAAACAATAAACGAGGCAGCGGACAAGGGGTTTGGGACACGAAAGCCCGACGATCCGGATTATGACTTCTACCGGGAAATCCGAATGAACAACGCCGTGTTCGCAGCTTTCAAGGTACACAGGGCACAGAACGACATGGCAGCGCTGCTGCTGGACAAAAACGGAAGTTTAAAGCCGTTTGAACAGTGGGTAAAGGAAGCCATGCCCATAGCCGACCATCAGATGGTCCATTGGCTGCGTACAGAATACGACACGGCCGTCATACGGGCACACCAGGCCGCGGACTGGAGGCAGTTCGAAAGGGAAAAGGACGTATTGCCGAATCTCAAATGGATGCCTTCCACATCCATACATCCGGGAAGCGACCACAGGATTTTCTGGGGGACCATACGTCCAATAGATGATCCGTTCTGGAACGAGCACAGGCCCGGGGACAGATGGAACTGCAAGTGCACGCTCTCATCAACGGATGAAGCGCCGACAGCGGTACCGGACGAAAACGGGCAGAACAAGGCACATGACGGTCTGGAAAACAATCCGGGAAAAGACGGCAAACTGTTTTCAGACAAACACCCCTACGTTACTGAAGCGCATCCGGGAGCAAAAAAAGCCGTGGACGCACTGACCAGGCGCATCAACGAAATGATAGCCGAAATGCCGGACAACCTGACGCTGGAGGAAAAAACCGACATCGCCCGCAACAATCTCAAGATAGAAAAGGCACTCGGCGTTACCAAAGGCAAGCCGATGACATACGAACAGGCGAACAAGGGAAAGGAGAACCCGAAATTCGGAAAAGAGGAAGGATACCGCGTGAATTGCCAGACCTGCACCGTGACACACATGCTCAGAAGGTTGGGGTTTGACATCGAGGCAAAACCCAACATCAGACAAAGCGCATACAATGAAATGGCAAAACAAGGTATCACATGGGAAGAACGTTTCCTGAACCGGGACGGAACAAAGCCGGATTATGACTATACCTATAAATGGCAGGTCAGAAAGGGATATCAAGTAATGAATGCAAACCGGCTGAAGGAATACTTCAGGGAAAAATTCAGAGAGGATGGAATATACGAGATATATTGTGCCTGGAAAGGCGGCTCCGCACACGTGTTCTGCGCGGAGGTGACTGAAGGAAAGACAAGGTTCTTCGACCCGCAAACCGGAAAGGATGATGCAAGCAATTACATACAGAGCATGAAAGCGGGCCGTGTGGGAGTGATAAGAATAGACAACAAACTGGTAAATCCCAAAATCATGGGACTATTCATCACCAAATAAACGGGAAGAAAGTGCCAGCCCCTCCTCACCGTCCACCAGACGGCAGGACTGGCCGTCGAACAGAATAAAGGCGGGAAGACCGACAGGCAACTCAAAACCATCCCCGTCAACACAGCCCACGGAATAGATGCTTCCTTCAGGGGAACTGGCTGATAAGACAACGGAGTTGTAACCGCTACTGTTTGCTAATTCCGACACTTGTTTAGGTATTTCCATAACGCAAAAAAGGCACATAAAAAACGCCTTGCTGCAAAAGTATAAAATTATTTTTTAATTCAGTCATTCATGGACATAAAAGAATATTCAAAACTGATAAAAGCCAAACGGAAAGAACTGGATGGGCTAATGAAACGGAAGATGCCGGTTATCGCCGGACGAATGGCAAAAGACCATTTCCAGGACAACTTCCGGCAGGGAGGATTCGTAAACGGGGGATTACACCCGTGGCCGAAAGCGAAAAGGCTGTCCTCGGGACGGACCGATGCGGCAGGGAACTACGGGACGCTGCTCTCCGGAAGGAACCATCTCTTCAGCTCCGTCAAATACATGCCGGGAGAATACCGGGTGAGGGTGGCAAACGAACTCGTCTATGCGCCGGTCAATAACTGGGGAGGAGAAGTGCATCCGACCGTTACGCCCCAAATGCGGCGTTTTGCATGGACGAAGTATTACCAGGCTTCAGGCAAGGCTAAAAAAGCCGCCACGGGCAAAAGAAAAGGCAAAAAGAAGGGTTCTGCCGTAAACAATAAACCGCAGGAAAATCAGGAAGCGCTGAAATGGAAAAGGCTGGCGCTCACCAAAAAGAAAAAGCTCCGGATAAAAATACCGCAACGCCAGTTTATCGGGGAAAGCCGGGAACTGTCCGAAAAGATAGACCGGAAAATGGAGAATGAAATCAGAAATATTTTAAACTTATAACAACATGGAAGAAATTTTTATCGCAATCATGGAACGCATCGCCGAAAAGATACCTGAACTGTCATACATTGACGAGGACTACGGACAGCTTGAAGCCGGGGCGGAGGAGGACCACTACCCGGTAACCTTCCCCTGCGTGCTCATCGGGAACGCCGAATCGGACTGGAACGACCTCGGATACGGGGTACAGAAAAGCGAGTCATTCATTACCATACGCCTGGCCGTCGACTGTTACGATGACACCCACTACACCTCCGGAACCTATGACAAGGTAAGAGAACGCCAGCTCAAGGCTAAAGAGCTGTACAAGGCCTTGCAGGAGTTCCAGTGCACGGAAGAGACCAGCCCGCTGGTCAGGGTAAAGAGCCGGGACTATTCGCTGCCGGGAAACATCAAGGTGTACGAGACGGTTTATTCCTTCACGCTGCATGACGAGTCGGCCATGCAGGAAGGCACGGCAAGGTTTATTCTCCCGTAAAGAGCGAGAGCTGGACGGCTGTCAGGCGGGGCTTCTTCACTTTCGGAACGGGCTTCACCTCCAGGTTCTTCAGCTCCCGGCACTTGCGCCGGATAATGGACATGATCCGCTCCTCGGAAATGAAAAACTCCTGGCGGGACAACACTTTCAGGGCATCATCAAAACGTAGGCGCTGCACCTCCGTCCAGTAATAGTAACGGCGGCACAGGGCTTCATCACGGAGTTCTATCAGGTTCTTGTCTCGTCCTTTGGTCATAAGTCCAGGTATATGCTGCAAAATTAGGCATTTAACCGGGGATGTTAATAAAAAAAACGCCGCATCGTGTATGAATGCGGCGTTTTTCTGTTTAGAGTGTGAACAAAATCACATGGTCATCAGTTCTGTGTCATCTTCACCCGGGACAAACGGCTCGACGCGGGTGATCACCTTGCTCTGCACCTTCACCCGTCCGCTGCCATTACAGACCGGACATTTTGCGGATAAAGGAGCTCCTCCCTGGTCCAGGTAAAAGATACGTCCCTTGCCTTCACAGCGCTTGCAGGCCATGACGTGCGGCGCGATGTTCTTCGTCTTTTCCATAACTACAACCGGCAGAATGAGGGCTCGATACGGCGCCAGACACCGTTCTCGTCACGTTTATGGAAATAGTAGTTCACCGCGGTCTTGTACACCACGTTGCTCTCACGGAAGAGGTCCATAATCTCCGTGTATTCACTGTCGAAACGGTCCTCCAGCTCGTACAGCTTGCTCACCGACTTGTAGTCCAGATCACCCTGGCGGTTACGCTCGATCATGGTCATACCGAGCTGGTACATCGGATCATCGGTACCGAGTTCCCGGCTCATGGCGTAACGCTTCAGGTAATCCACCAGACGCTCAGCGGCGAGGTTGGCACGCTCGTCGAAGCTCTTCACCTTGTTACTCCTCACTTCCAGCTTCATGTCACCGTCTACGATGGTAAAACTTGCCTGATCATCCTTGCGGAGCTGGCCATAGTCGCGCATCAGGTCGCGGAAAGAGGCGGCTTCCTTCTCCACCCAGTCACGGAAGGCTTTCACGTCATCCACGACTGGAAACAGCTTGTTCTTCACTTCAAGCATGAACTGCGCACGAAGCCCCTCGTAGGCGTCGCGACGGTTGCGCTTGTTTTCCTTCTCTTCCTGCTGGAGCTGTTTCAAAAGCTCCTTTCTGTCCTGGACGGACAGGCTTTTTAATTGTTCTTTCAAGTCCATAACTAAAAAATTAAATGGTTATTACTGTTGTTTATTCTCACGTTTGCGGCGGATGGCGCGCAGCTTCACCTGCAACGTGTCCAACGCCTCACAGTCAAGTTCACGGAACTCCATACCAGCGATACGGCTGTCCAGGCAGAAAGCGTTCACCTTGTCCCAGTCGGCCGTATTGATGCCCAGCAGCTGCATCTGGTGCAGTACCGCGGAACGCTTCTGACGGAGAATCTTCCGGAGTTCTTCCTGGTGAGTGGGCGGCACCAGCTTACGCATCCCGGCTATGGCCGCACTGTATTCCTTCAGTGTCATGTCGCGCAGACTCGTGGTACGTCCGTCCGTGTACTGGGAAACTACGCTTTCCTTCAAAGCATCGCGGTCAGATGTCGGAAGGCGGTTCAAAAGACTATAAAACACCGCATAATTCTCGGGTTTATTTAACTGCTTGCGGCTGTTGATGTCTATCTGCATGGCTATGCTGTTTTTTTTTGTTTATTTTAAGGTCATTAATTTCCTTAATCACTCTCTTTACTCTGATAGTACACAAATAATCAAGAAGATGCTCTTTTTCATTTTTTGTACACTTATACTGGTCGAAAAATTCAAGTATGCCCATTCTATTCAGATTTTCATTAACTCAAACTATTCATACCACATCAGCACAACTCTATTATTTCACCCACGGCAGCCTGCAAAAGGGTACGCAAGACCGAAGGGTTTCCGCTATCATAGATGACTTCCACACAACACTCATGGCGTGCGTTACGTGACACAACCAGCTCGCAAGTCATATTCTCACAGAGCCATTTTTCCACTACTTTACGGACACCAACGGCGGTGACCACAATTACCATTTTTTTACTCATAATATTGACCGTGCTGTATGTTATTCAACTCTTATTCTCCCGGTGTACTGGTTTCCCCGAAACTTCATCCCCTTGGTGAAGCCGCCTGGATATCCCAGTTCCTTGCTTCTCGCGTTTGCCAGCAACAAATGTTCCCGGCTAAGGGAGGCTACAAAACCTTTGTCCTTTTCCAGTCCCATTTCTCGGGCCTTCCGGGTGACGCTGCGTTCGGAAACACCGAGCATTTCAGCCAGCTCCCGGTTGAGGGTATTGTGATAGTGGCGACGCATGATGGAAAGCATATTGCCGTTCCAAAAGATACGGGTGGAATATCCCTTATGCTCGACGAGCCGTCCCAGTGTCCGGTGCATGAAAGTACCGTCAGCAACCTTCCGGTGCTTGCGGTACTGTTCACGCTTGTACGCCAGCACACATTCATGACACCAGGAACTCCGTCCCCCATTCTTCAACGGATAGAACTCACGCATCCACAACTTTCGGCCGCAATGCGGACAGACACGTTTACGTTTCTGCTTGTTGTTATTTTCACTCATAGCTGTTTATGCTGCATTCATCAGTTCATATTCAAATTTTCATCGAACGGAATAGTATTAATGTCAGCCTTTCTCGTATAGGCCTGCATAAGCCCCATGGAAAGCAGTATATAGACATTCTTATTCGCTTTGACAACCCCAGAAATAGAGCCGACAATATGTTCAGTCTTGCCGGTAATGATTGAGCCGGCTATCTGCTCAAGCCCGTCCGGATGGTCCTCACTGGCCGCAACGCTCATAAAGGCACTAAGATTATTTTCCTTACAAAAGTTATCCACGTATTGGCAGAGTTCCTTTACTGCCTCTTTCTGTTTTTCTGTAATCATTTCAGTTAAATTTTAATGGTTAATAATTATATGTTGAAATCGCGAAATCTCTTTTTTGATACTGGCTGTACATAGTTTCCTCCCAATCCGTCTCTTCCTCCTCCGGAAGGTCATCCTCATCAAGTTCTACCTCCTTACGGTAAATCAGATACCGTGCCTCCAGAAAGAAGAGGACCACGCGACGCAGGAACTCACGGGCGGAGGCGATGCCGTGCTTTTCCATGAAGGCGGCGATACGGTCCGAACCGATAGTGTTCGTGCGGATGCTCACCAGACACTGCCGGCGGAAGTCCTTCAGCGTGCTGCCCCTCACCTCGAGCACGCGGTCAGCAATACGGCCGAGACTCTCCGGAATATGGTATCCGGAACCTTCGTCATCCGTTCCCACCAGCAGTTCAGCGGCGGCCGTCAGCATACCCTCCACGCTCATGCGCTGGGCAGCGGCCGTCTCCTTCAGGAACACGTACTGGTAATTGCTCACGTAGGTATGTATGAGATAACCTTCCGGACGGCGGAACACCTCTCCGGCGGCAAGCTCCATCGAAAGGTTGTTCAACGTCACACCGGCACCGCAGCAGAAAGCGCATACCAGGCGGACGGCAAGACGCTGGCGGTTGCCCCAGCCCCCGGAAACGATGGCACGCTGTAGGCTGTCGGCAACGGCCGGATCCATCTCGAAGAACAGCACCGCCTTCTCCTGGCGGCGGAAGAAGAACGACATGTCCGGAATACGGTCCATGCAGAGAAGGATACGCCGGGTGGCAGTAGAAACCCTGCCACCGTCCGTCATGCGGATATAGGACTTTACCAGGTGGTTCATCACTACCGTCATGTCGGAAAAATGATAGTCGGCAACTTTCCCGCGGAACAGTTCATGAAGCAGAACGGGCAGCTTCACAACGTAGTTGTAATACTCCTTTCTCATGGCTTACTTGCTTGAAGGTTTCCAGTCCACTGTTATAATCGCATCCAGCTCACCGCTACCGCCACACACCGGGCAGGACACATGCACGTCCTCGCGGCTGCCCTCTTCCGTTCCCCAGAACCAGCCATTACCCTTGCAGTAACCACACTTGTGACCGGTACTGACGAAGTTCTCACGGTTAGGCCCCTTACACATATAGGCGGGAGGACAAATCGCCAGCTGTTTCTTTATCCTGCTCATGCCTGACCTCCTTTCTGTTTCGGTCCCGTCACATTCCAATAGTCATAGGCACCCTTCTCCCAGATTGTGTATTCACCAGTGGCCCCCTGATAACGTCCCTTACTGAAGGCGACGTAGCCCTCTACCCATATCTTCAGGTCGGCATCATACATCACGCTCGTGGCCGCATCACCTTTAGGATTCTTGCCGCGGGCATGGCTGATGAAAACAAACAGCTTGTCCGGAAACTCCTCCTTCAGCTGGATATAGTCACGATACGTCATCTGCGTGTATTGGAAACTGTCAATGATCACGACGTTGAAACTCTTATGACGCCGGAGCCTGATCTTCAAGGTGGGGATGTCCTCCTTGATGAACGCCAAATGGCGGCTTACCTCGGCCATACCAAAGCGCCGCAGGTTATTTTGGACAGTCAGAGAAGTTCCTTCCTCCAGGGAGTTGAACGCCACACGGTCATACTTGCAAAGTTCCTTACAGAGCTGCATCACGAAAGAGGTCTTGCCGTTACCGCTGTTGCCCCACACGAACCAGCAGCCCCGGACTTCCGGAGTGTCGAAGGCATCCTTCCATTTCCCCTCAAAAGGGAATACGTCATACTTCTTGTTCAGGATGTCCCTGACATTCAAGGCACGTCTCATGCCCGCTTTTTTATTATCCTTTTTCTCTTCTTCCATGGTCAGAACAGTTTTAGTTGTCGGATATTGTCTATTTGATCAAGCACGGCCTGCCGTGCGGCACCCCGCAGTTTCTCGTGGCAGAGCATCCTGCCGAGTGCCCACAGAAGGGCATTCTCACGGGTAGCAAACTGTCCCCATTTACGTCCCGGGTTGAAACCGCCGCCGAAACCGCCCACCTCCATGTGAACGCCAGCAACCCACCAGCCGTCCTGCTGTCCCACAAGGGCGTCCAGATAGTCGCGACCATTCCGGTAAACGGTCACCGTCTCGTATTCCCTCAAGACTGGGTAATCGCTCCAGGGAGCAGGAAGCTGCTCGCGACCGTCGATCTTTAAGTATTCAAATTTGTTTTCCATATCCTTAAAATTACGTTTGAACGGTATTTGAACGGGAGTCATTCCCCCACCATGCGTTTCACCTTGTGAATGGACTTCCTCACACGCCGCAAATCAAAGTCACATGTCGAAGCCTCCTTTATCACCTTATCGATGTCTTTCTTGTCAGTCACACCGTTGGCGGAACAGATCGCAAACACGTCGTTCACGTCCGTAGGCTCTAGCTCATAAAATTTCCGTCCGATACGGCTGTAGAACTCCTTGTAGCCAGGCTTCTGGTATCGCAGACCATTGCTGATGCGTTTGGCAATATAATCGGTACTCAAAAACACGACGCCGCATTTCTCCTCCAGTTTGTTGTACAGGCTGATGAAGTAGTGGAACACCGGTTCGGTCAGCTTGTCCGCCTCGTCGAACACCAGCAGGGGCGCGTCCATCTGGATGATATCATCCAAAATAAGTCCCCACACCTCACGGATATTATACCCTTCAGTCCGGATCCCGACCGTGCGGGCTATCTCGCGGACAAAGTCACCTTTCTTCATGTCCTCGGAGCAGAGAATATAGAAAACCTCCTTATGCTCATGAAGGTAAACACGGGCGGTGGTACTCTTGCCACAACCAGCCTCACCGGTCACCCATGTGACATTGCGCCAGCGCTGCGCATCGGAGAGCACAGCCGTGATCTCCTGGTAAGCGCCGGTCTCCACGATCTGCCAGCCGGTAGCGCTTACACCACCGACCTGCGAGGCGACATTACGGAACATCTCGTCACTGATATTCTCATAACGCCCGTTCAGGATATTGCTCACAGTACCCACACTGACTCCCTTCAGACTACCCGCGGCCTTCGTCTGGCTCGGATACTTCGCCACGTAAGCCCGGAGGCTCTCACTGATGGCGTTCTTCTCTTTCATTGTAATTTCCATAATCAATATTTTTTATCTTGTTATAAATCTGTTCCTTATAATTTCCCGACCACCTTGCGGATGCTCACTTCCTTCTTCTCAAAGCTGTCCCATGTCACGTTGCTGATGACTTTCATGTCACGGCCTATGGAAGGACGGGGCGGCTGGCTGTATTTTCTCGTGCGGCGGTCAATCTGGCGTTGCGCCTCCTTTCCGAGACCTTTCAGGTCAGGAGTACGCAAACCGTTCTGCTCCGGTGCGACACCATGCTCATACTCGATATCTTTGGCGACGACCTGACGGTTTATACGCTCATTGACGACGGCCTCCTGCTGGGTGCGGATGAAACGTTTTTCGGCTTCCGTCTGCTCCTGCTGGGCACGGTGGATCATCAGCGGGAACGAGGCCACACACTCGAAACGCATCGCACCGCCCTTGTCCTTGTAAAGCAACCGTACGCTGCTCATGTCATAGGGATCGTACTGGACATAGAACTTCTTGTAGGTATTACGCCGGCGCCATTCCAGGTCAGGCTCACCGGGAGCGGAGAAAACCTCGTAAGGGTATTTCTTTCCCTGTACCGTGATCTCGATACCGCTGGCGGTGAACAGCGACGGTTTATCGGTTGTGTACCAGAACATCTCCACCATATCAGGAACGCTGACCGGATCGGTGGCCTCGTTCACGCTGGTATTGTACATCTCAATACGGGGGATGCCAGTAGCCGGGTGCTTCATTGAGTTCCACTGCTCACGGGCGGCGGCATACTGTTCCTTCAGTTCCTCCAATGTGGGAAGGGAGTCGATGTTCGCGTTGATGAATTCCAAATTCGGACGGCTTGTATCTCTCTTTGCCGTAATATTCTGCCCGGTGAAACCGAAACGTTTCTTCAATACCTGGCTCTGGAAGCGGTAGAAAATGTTCTCAATCGTCTTAGATTCGCCATTATACGGAGCTGTCGGGCGGTGGATACGGCTGATCTTCGAGAAAAGACCCAGCGCCGCGTTCTTCTTATGACCGCCCTGGTTGTCGCACACGATCTCGTAGGGTTTGTACCGGCTCGTTTGGATAGCCATGCGGAAAGCATGATACTGGGCGATATAGTCCTCATTGTCGCTGATGTAATAACCGAGCAGAACTTCACTATAGGCATCCACCACCTCGTACACGCTTGTAGTACACTTGTTTCCGTTCTCGTCACGATAGTAGAGGTTCAGCTTCGTGCCGTCGCCATACCAGAGGCTGTCACGACGGCTCGGAAGGATGGTCCGGTGCTTGCGGTCATAACGCTGGTGTGCCTTCATTTCCCCATAAACGGCATCGTACCACAGAGGTTCGACACGCGGGCTGTTGAACCATTCGCGGAGGCTGCGGGGACTCTTCAGGGGCTTCCAGCCACGTTCCGGAGCGACACGGTTGTACTCCTCGAAGATCTCCATGTCAGTATAAACCGGAACGCGGCTGCGTTTCAATGCAACAAGATAACGCCCGCCGTCCTCCTCGATCTTCAGCGTGTTGCTGTTGCCGTATTTACCGCTGACAAGCACACCGTAGTTGTCGGGACGGAACTTGTTTATCAGGGCTTTCAAACGCCCCACACTGCCCGGAAGGCTGTGCCCGTACACCGGACGCCATTCCTCACTCGTGACAAGCAGAAGTTCCCAAAGGTTACGGCGGAAACCGGTCAGCTTGTTATTGGATGAACTCAAGCGTTTGAACTCTTCCATCAGCGCGTTCAGTACCGAAGCATTCCAGGTGTATTCCTTCTTCACATCCACGGGAAGAGCGACTATCTCACCGTTCTTGTCGTAGCGGTACTCCTCAAAAAAGCGCTCGGCCTTCTCGTCTTTCTTCACTATGTTACGAATCATTTCCTGTCTCATTTGCTGTTCAGGTTCTCCTTTGAGAAGAACCCAACGTCGTTTATACTTTTCGGGAAGGGAGGAATAGGCATACAGAGCCGGATTATTTTCACCACCGCCACGGGAAACGACATCCAGTTTTTCTCGGGACAGCTGGCTATTCAAAGTGCCTTTGGGCATTATATCCAGCAACTCTTTGTAAGTTACACACAATATATTATCAAAGTATTCCATCTCCCAGCTTGATTATCAATCCTCTAAATCATTCAAAGGGACATGCTTCTTCAGCAGCCGCACGGAGATCCCGAAATTCAACACTACGAGAAGTTCCAGCAGCGGATTAATAAAAAAAATAGAGAGCAGGATCCCGAAACTCATACAGAAGTAAAGCACGCAAAAGCGCTGTTTTCGTTTCAGACGAGCAAACCAGTGTAGCTGGTCGCTGAACAATGTCATCAAATCATTTTTCATGGCTACTTGTATTTTGAGGATTACCACCTACTTTGGATCCACCGCGCTCAATGGCGAGCTTACGAATGGAACGGGCCAGTTTGCTGTTCTTACGGAAGGCAAGCGCATGACTCACCATCACGTTTGTACAGCCCATCAGTTCGGCAATTTTATTCACCTCACCGTATTCTACAACTATTCGTTCTTTCATACTATCTAATATTTAAATTATCGTAGTGGGCAGTCGCGGATTCGAACCGCGGACCATAACCTCTCCATTATAGGAGTTTAGTTTGTTCTACCAGCTGAACTAACTGCCCGAGAAAATTATTAAAGCTTCTTTATCGCATCCTCCGGAACACATATTACAGTCCAAACCTGACCATTTTTCATATAATCGATATTATATTCCCGCACGAACGTACAAATGTTATAATCCCAGTCACGAACTATACCATCAATGATCTCACCATTTCTCTTGGTGATTCTCACACTTTGTCCCTTTTTAAATTTTGCTTCCATTTTGCTTCTTTTCAAATTCTCATTGTTACCTCAAGCCTTTTTTGTAGCTTTGGGGCGTGTTTAAACTTTAATCACGTGGCAAATATAGTCTAAGTTTCTTAGACAACAAAGTATTAATCCAAATAATTTAGATTTATGAGTATTTTTTCTAAGAATCTTAGACATTTAAGGGAGAGTAGGGGACTTAAATTAGATGAATTTGAGTTTCTGGGCATCAAAAAAGGTACAATGTCAAACTATGAACTGGGTAATACAGAACCTAAATTGAGTTTGTTATGTGAAATATCTAAGTTTTTTAGAATATCAATCGACGACTTTCTTTTAAAAGATATAGAAGCCGAAAAAATTACACCAGTAGTAACGGAAACAGCTCCTCCAGAAACAGCTAACAATAATTTTAGGGAGCTTCTGGATGTTTTAAGGGAAAAAGACTCCACCATTCGAGAAATGGCAGAGGAAATAGGGATGCTCAAACAGACAATTACACAACTTAAACAGGACAAGTCGGGGCGTGTTTCGGATGCAAGCGATTCTACGGTTGCCAATGCCATCTAAAACGTGTTTTATGGGGAAAGGGAGGTAAAAACAGTTAAATCACTATTTTACAGCAGAATATATAAAAATACAGGGGAGTAAATAAATATTATCTATATACAATTTACCCCCTACAATATTATAAAAACCGATGAATACCAAATAAAAAAAAGATATTTCCCCGTTTTATTAGAATAAAATAGGCACAAAAATGAATAACCAAATGAATAAGCAATCAAAACATTTCGTTTTTGTAATAGCTTAAATGAATAACCAAATGAATAAGCAAGTGAATAACCTTTCCACTTTTTAAGACGTTCAAAGCGTTCAAACGGATAAATACAGCTTTCCATCATAGTTTGACACTTATAAGGGCAAAAAAAGCCGCTTTTGCGGCTTTTAATTGCGTTCTAAGGCATTTTATCCCTTTCTGGTACATGTTATCAAGCGAGACTGAATAATCATTGCACGTTTCGTGTATTTGGCAATGCCATCAACCAGTCCAGCATGTAAAAGACTACTCTTAGTGATTCCGACCTGTTTCTCCGTCAGAGTTTCAAAAATGGCCGATATACTACCAAAGTAGATGTTCTTTTTCTCAAAAATCAAATGTACATGGATAACTTTACTCATGATATACGGTATTTATTTCACTGCAAATATACCAAATATCAGCTATATGGAATAATTTCAATGAATAAAAATAGGAGAGAAGCGAAGCGCTCCCCTACTCCACTTGCATAAATTACACCATTTGGTTATCTTTGTATATGGAAGTATGGCCTGGGCAAAGAATCGGAGTAAAATAATACCATACTGCCTGAATTCTCCCCTACCCCACTCCTAATGTAAAGAGATTCATTTGAACGGCGTTCAAACAAGGTTCAAATGTAAGCTCGATGTAAAGCGATGTAAACGCTTCGTTTTTCCACCCAGCTCACTCCTACCCCGTTCTAACGCTTTGAAAACCAAAGCAATCAGATATTTTCAGACCGACCGAACTTTGACACGCATCGTTTCTCCCCCCTTAGTTGATGTCGATTTTATCAATGCATTTACCCAAGGAGGTTCATTAATCATATCTGACAATGGACTCGGCATGACAAAACAACAATTAATTAATGGGTTTATGAGAATTTCATCTACTGACAAACTCCATAATCCCACATCTATACGTTTTAATCGAACAAAGGCAGGAAAGAAAGGAATAGGAAGATTTGCTGCACAGCGTTTAGGTGAACGGTTGATTCTTGTTACACAAACTAAAGAATCCACAAATGCAATACAAATTGAGATTGATTGGGATAAATATTCTATTGATAAAGACATAACAACTATTACTTTCCCTATACGAAATATTCCAAAAGAAAAAGTAGAAGGAACAACGATAAAAATACATGGTCTTAGAGAAAAATGGACAGAGGCATCGATTAAGCGTATATATCGATATGTATTAGATCTGTTTCAGCCTGATTATTTATCAGAACGGAGTAAAGTTGATAAATTAGCTATTCAAAATGAAGAAACATTTAAAGTTAATTTCAATTTAGTCTCTAATGAAGGGAAGCGTTCGTTTTTAAATGATCAAATATCAGTATTTGATAAATCATTAGCCATTTTTGAGGGACATGTCAACAAAAATCATCATGGTATCATCACAATAAAAAGTGAAAGTCTTGATATAGATGATACTATGGAAATTACATATAAAAACGAAGAGAACAATTATTCTGCTCTTACAGATGTATATTTCAAAATTCACTATTTTATTTATGACAGACCGATGTACTACGGGGATAGGATATCTGGGCCTGAATTAAAAAAAATTCAAGAATTGTCTAAAACCGCAAGTGGAGTCAGACTTTATAGAAATGGATTCAGAGTATTGCCATATGGAGAGCCTAAAGATGATTGGACAAATATTGATAAACGTTGGAGTACTGAATCTGGTAAAATCAATATTCCTTTGAATAATCAGAATTTATTTGGCTTTGTAGAAATAATCGATCCTACTGGTAATATTTTTGAAGAAACAGCTAGCCGCGAAGGACTAATTGAAAATGATGCCTTTAACCAGTTGTCCAGTTTTATTAATAAATCACTCATTGCAGCCAGAAGTAGGATTGCTGAAAGAATTAAAGTATTCAAAGAAAAGCAAAATAATGATGATTTTACACAGGATTCATATACAAAGGATCATACCACTCAAGAAATGTTCATTAAATTGAAGAATATTATTGATGGTAAGTATATTCAAGATGCGAAAACTAAAAATGAAGAACAAGATACAGATCGTGATAAAAAAGAAGGACTTGAAATAATAAAGAAACTCGAAAATCTAATAGAAGAGGCTGGTATGCTTAGAGTTTTAGCAGGCCTAGGATTGACTATTGGAGAGTTTACACACGAAATGAAGCAATTCCATTCTTCTGTATATAGTCATATAAGTATATTAAATCAATTGAATCTATGCAATGAAGCTCAAGAACAAATAAATGAGATAAAAACTGTTTTTGACAATTTATTCAATTATACTGATTATTTTGGTACAACAATTTCTCAAAACACAAACAGAAAAAAAACTCCTGTTGATTTATTGGCTGTTTTGGATAGATTTAAAAAAACAATAAAAAACGATTTAGAGAAAAATAAAATTAATTTTAAAGTGGACGCTTTTGATTTTGATGTTACAACGATTCCTATGCATAGTTCTGAGTGGAACTCCATTTTATACAATCTATATACAAACTCAAGAAAAGCAATCAAAAGAGCAAATGTTGTTGGTAAAATATTAATTGAAGTAGGTGTTGAAGAGAATAATGTATTTATTAATTTTTTAGACAATGGTGATGGTATTCCAAAAGAGAACATCAATCGAGTATTCAATGCATTCTTTTCAACCTCTACTCCTGCAAGTTTTGATGCCCCAAACGAAGAACAGTTGATTGGTACTGGCCTTGGGCTAAAAATAGTTAAGGATATTATTGTTTCATATAAAGGAAGTATTTGTATTATTCCTTCATATGAAGAATATTCTACTTGTTTTCAAATTAAAATTCCTAAAAATTAATAAATACAATCAACTATGGCTATACATTATTATTACATTGATGATGATCCTGAATCTCAAAAAAAAGTTGAAGGTTTTAAAAATGAAGAACTATCTATTGATGCCATGCAACATAAAGATTCTTGGGAGTTACAACTAGAATTCTTAAAAGAATATGAAGATAAATATGATGGTTTAATTCTCGATTTAAAATTGGATGATCTTCCGAATAACAATAATATTCGGGCGAAATTCAGAGGAACTTCTATCGCTCAAGAAATTAGGACAAGACAGAAAGAAGGAATATTGAAAAGTTTTCCAATAATTCTGTTTTCTGCAAATGACAAGACGAAGCAAGCTCTTGAAAAATCAGGAACAGATTTATTCGATATTATAATTGACAAATCAAAGTTGGATGAAATAGCATTTCCTATATATACAAGACAACTTATTGATTTGTCTAAAGGATACAAGTATTTGTGCGATTCTTCCTTGACAACAGCAAAAATATTTCAGATTGATGATTCTTTTATTGACACTAGATTTTTGAGTGAGTTTTATGAATTAAGAAAGGCTCCTGTTCATATTCAAACCAAATTCTTAATTACGGAATTTTTAACGAGACAAGGATTACTTATAGATGAGGATGTTCTCGCTGCTCGTTTAGGTATTAATAAAGCAACATCAACAGATTGGAATAAGTTGTTGAAAGTACTTTCTAAAAATAAATATAATGGAGTCTTCAATAATGGATGGCCACGTTGGTGGATAAATCTAGTAGAAAAATGGTGGAATGAAAATATTAAATCTGAATCTATTTTGCGTTCGACACCAGCAAAAGAAAGGGTTGAAATAATTAAACGAGCTACAGGCTTGGAACATTTGATTGCTGCTGAAAAAATAAGCAAAGCGGACAGTGATGAGTTTTGGACTCTCTGTAAGGGATACCATCTTCCATTAGATCCAGTTGACGGATTAATCGTTCAAGGTCAGGATAATTTATATCCATGGCAAGAACCTGAATATGTTTCTGTAGAGGCTGCACTTTGGAGAACGAATATTGACGACTGGATTAGTGTTGCTGATGTAGAAAAAGAGAGGTATGAAGAACTAAAGATCTTATATTCACGCAAAAAACAATAAACTATGGGAAATTCTGTAGCATCAATTCAATATATAGCCAGTATCCTCAAGAAGAAGAAACTTTGTCTTGACACATCACCTTTAACAAATGGATATAATAAAGCAGAAAGGGTGTGGAATGTTGCAAAATTAAAATTTACAATAAAAGATAATATTCCAAGAAATACTACTCCCTTAGTTCCATCTTTGGATGTACTTTTAGATGTATTCTATAAAGAAACTGATAATACAGATATCCCATTATCACAGTACAATTTCAGGGTAACTGTGGAGGGAAAGAATCAAAATGGATTGTTTAAATCGTCTTGGCATTTAGATTATGACAACAATAATGTCCAAGATTTTATTCATCCTCATTTTCATATAACTTGGGGCGGAAATAAAATGAAAGATTTAAATTTAGGTGAAGTATTACTATTACCAACTCCTCGCTTTTCGTATCCTCCTATGGATATAGTCTTGGGAGTTGATTTTATTCTTTCTAATTTTGTAAAGGTTGATATTTACAAGCAAATACAAAGTGATTCGCAATATAAAGCTGCTGTAAAAAATGCACAAGAAAAATATTGGAAACCATATATTCTATCATTAGCACATCATTGGTGTGGTAATAGTTGTCAAAAAATCCAGTTAACAAATATTAAAGCTAAACATTTTCACCCTACTTTGATAGATTAAAGTTCATGTTTAAAACTGATATCATATGGCCAAATCACAGGCGTTACAAATCGCACACTGAGTGGGAACCTATAGGTTTCTTCTCTGATTGTTTGTGTAATGCAATACAGTTTGATTTGATGCTTGGATTCTTTTCATCTTCTGCTATTAGTGTGCTTGCTAATGGATTTGCTACATTCCTTTATAATGGTGGCAAGATGAGACTTATCATAAATGATATATTAACAGAGAATGATAAATTAGCCATTGCAAAAGGTATAAACACAAATGTAGATTTACCATGTTTTGATTTATCAGATATACAGAGTATATATAAGACTCTTACAGAAAGGGACAAGCATTTTTTTGATTGCATAGCATGGCTTATTCGTAATGATAGAATAGAAATAAAAATAATTTCTCCCAAAAATAACGTAGGTATATCTCACACAAAATCAGGAGTATTCTATGATGGGGTTAATATTGTTGGATTTGATGGCTCTTGTAACTTTTCAAGAACTGCTTTAGTTGACAATATTGAAAGTTTGACTGTTTCTTGTGATTGGGATGGCACAATTGAAACAGCCAAAATCAATGCTATACATGAAGAGTTCGAGCAGATTATTCAAGAGAATGACAGAAGTGTTTCCTATATCTCTGTTAAGAATATTTCAACCCAAATAACAAAAGTTATTGAGGATAAATCATTAACAGATTTATTGGAGTCAGAATATAACATTTTAAACAAACAGACTCAACAGTACACTTCTGCATCTATATGCAGAGCTTTAGAGCGAGCTAAAGATAGAGTAGAAGCCATAATTGAGACTATTAGACAGGATAATAAAAGCAAGTCTATTATTGTTAATTCTGTTCCAAGCTTTCCTTATTCATCAGGACCTAGAGATTATCAAAATCAGGCATTTGAGAATTGGAAAAGTAATAAGCAGAAGGGATTGTTTGCTATGGCAACGGGTACAGGCAAAACTATTACATCTTTAAATTGCTTGTTGGAAATATATAAAAGATGTGGATATTATAAAGCTATAATTCTTATGCCCACAATTACATTGGTCAATCAATGGGAAATAGAATGTAAAAAATTTAATTTTAATAATATAATCAAGGTCTGTTCCAAATTTAAGTGACATGACGAAATCGATTCAATAACATTGAATGAACAGCTAAGGGGCAAAGATAATAAACTATCCTACATCATTATTTCGACCTATGAGTCATTTACTAAAACTGCGGTATTTAAAGCATTAACAGTTTTCCCTAAAACAAAATTGCTTCTAATAGCAGATGAAGCGCACAATATGGGAGCAAAGCGCATTATGGAACTTATGGATGGGATACCATATTTACGTCGTATTGGTTTATCTGCAACTCCGGAAAGACAATTCGATGATGTAGCGAATAAAGTTCTTCAACGTTTTTTTGGAGCAGAAGACAAATATACTTATGAATATTCAATGAAAGAGGCTATAGATAAAGGAGTTCTTTGTCGTTATTATTATTATCCTCATTTAGTAAAACTAACGGCAAATGAAATGAATGAATATGCAGAACTTTCTATCAAATTAGCCAAATTCTTTAATAACGATAAATTCGACGAACACAATGAAATTCTCACAGCATTATTGTTAAAGCGTAAACGAATTATTCATAAGGCACATAATAAGTTAAAAGTATTCAGACAAATTATAGAGGAGAGATTCCAAGAAAAGGGAAATCTAAAATATACTTTAGTTTATGTACCTGAAGGTGTGAGGCCTGATAACGAAGAGGCTGACTATTATGGCTCTTTTGAGACTATGCCTAATGATGACTTTTCAGAACACTTAATAGATGAGTATTCTGCTGTTGTTAGAAATGTTGATAGTCATATTACAGTAAGAAAATTTACAGCCGAATCAAAAGATAGAGATTCTATGTTGGAAGGTTTTGCTGCAGGAGAAATCGAAGTACTTACTTCAATGAAATGTTTGGATGAAGGTGTAGATGTTCCAAGAAGTGAATTAGCAATATTTTGTGCTAGTACGGGAAATCCTCGACAGTTTATACAAAGGCGAGGAAGAATATTGCGCACGCATAAAGATAAACATATTGCTATAATTCACGATCTTGTTGTAGCTCCAGAAGTGAGTAGTGAGTCTGAGTCGTATTCTATGGAAAGGCGCTTATTAGAGAATGAACTTAAAAGAGTAAGAAACTTTTCACTACTTTCTGAAAATAGCGATGATACACTAAAAGAACTTGACGATATTACATCATATTATAACCTATCACTATTTTAAGCTATGGCAAAAAAATATGTAACTAATGGAGACAGAATTCTCCAAGCAGTCCTTGCAGATGAGGATTTAATTAGATTTGGCGAGTATAATCCTGCCGAATACAATGACTTGAATATAGCTTTATATTCTAACAATCTCGTTGTTAAAACTGTAGCTCAAATAATTTCTGGGGTAAATAATGGAGATAATAACAAAGAGATTTATACTGTTGTAACAAACTTCCTAAAAAATAATATCTAATGATAATCAAAAAAATTGTCATAACAAATTTTCGCAGCTATTATGGGGAAAACACTTTTGAATTATCAAAGGGGTTGACTCTTATTATAGGTGGCAATGGCGATGGTAAGACAACTTTCTTTGAAGCTTTGGAGTGGCTGTTGAACACGTCTTTGGAAATTAAAGAGTTGTCAAATGTTTCAGAGATGCGCAAATCTGAACTAGCTATAGGTGAAGTAGATACAATGTCCGTATCTATGCTGTTCGAGCATAATGGTGAAAAAGAAGTTACAAAGAGCTTGACTTTTGAAAAAATGTCGGATGGTAACTGCAAAGTAACTAATTATTCATTCCGTGGTTATGAGACAGATGGTGCAGAACGAATGCTTCGTACGGGGAAATCTCTTATTGACAGTTGTTTTGATTCCTATATCAGAAGATACTGTCTATTCAAAGGAGAGAGTCAATTGAATGTTTTTAATGAACCAACTGCGTTAAAAACTTTAGTTGATAAATTCTCCGATATTCGTAAGTTTGAAGATTTTGTTGAAGTAGCTTCAGATCTTGAGCAAAAGTCCGAAACTGCATATACAAAAGAATGTAAGTCAGATACAAAAGTTGCAAAACGTGTAGGCGAGTTACAAAGAAGGAAGGAAGAACTAGAAGGTAAAATTTCCGAACTAAGGCGTGATATTAAAAAGCAAGAAGAGGTTGCTAGCACATATCAGCTAAAACTAGATGATTTGGAAAAGCATCAAGCGACGAGTGAAAGATATCAAGAAATTAAAGATCGCCTTAAAACGAAAAATGAGAAACTTTCGCGGCTTAAAAGTTTGATTCTTGTCAATTATAATGCAGGACTTCTTGATAATTTCTGAATTCTGTCTCCGTACACACAAATTTTCAAAGAATTTCAGAAAAAAGTATCTGCTTTAAGCAAGGAAAAGAGACTTCAAAATGATCAAGATATTGCAACAAAGGCTGCTGCAAAAGCAAAAAAGGAAGTAGTTGATGAGATAGCTTCTTTTGCAAATGGTAAAAGTAAACTACCATGGTACCTTCCAGATGAGCAAACCATGCGCGAAATGCTTGATGATGAAATTTGTAAGGTTTGCGGCCGTCCTGCATTAAGGGGAACTGAGGAATATAAGTTCATGGAGGGTAAACTCCATGAATATATACGTCATATGCAAGAAGAGGCTGATATTAAGGCGGAAGAACTGAAAGAAAAGCCATTATTCGAAGGGCGTGCCATAGAGGATTTACATGCTATGTCTATTAGTTTTGGAGGTACTACAGCAATGGAAATAGCAAAAAAATACCAAGAAGTCAAAGACCTTATAGAATTCGTTGATGATAGGAAAAAAGATATAGCTATTGTCGAAGCAGAAATTCAAGAAATTGAAGATGAAAAATCACGCTTGCTTATACAAGCTAATGGTATTTCTGAAAATATGCTTGATAAAAATTTCAATGATATTAAAGGCTACTTTGAACAACGCAATAGAGCCAAGCAGCGTATTTCTGACTATAAGGCTGAGATGAAAGATTATCAGAATGACTTAGAAAGAGTTAGACAAGAATTTGATAGCTTAGAACCATCATCTGGCATGGCAAAAGTTTATGGTAAAGTTCATACTCTGCTAGATAAGGTTATGAAAGCTTTTATTAATGCAAAGAAAGAAAATCTACGTCGGTTCTTAGCTTCGCTTTCTGAGAAGACTAATGAATACTTCAAATTACTAAATGAAAATGATTTTCGCGGTGAAATTCGTATTCGTCAAACGGCAAATGACTCCGCAGAAATTAGGCTCTTTAGTTCTAATGGAACATATATTAAAGATCCTGGTGGTGCTCAAGAAACTACTATGTATATGTCACTTCTATTTGCCATATCAGGCTTGACTACATTAAAAAAGGAAGAAAACTATCCCCTGATTTTTGATGCACCTACGTCTTCTTTTGAGGATTTCAAAGAGAATGTTTTCTACAATATCATTGACAAAATTGATAAACAATGTATAATTGTTACTAAAGATTTGCTTGAGGTTGATAAGAAAACTGGTCATAAAACATTAAACACTGAAAAAATTGAGAGTATGACTTGCTCGGTATATAGAATTGAGAAAAAAGCCGGGTACGATCAAGAAGATTTGTCAACAATAAGAACAATAATAACTCCGATTAAATAATGGCAGCAGAAAAAATATTAGAAATTTGGGCAAAGCGCAATCCAGAATGGGAGACAAAATATGAAGATACTATTATCAAAGTTTTTTGTAATTATGGTAAAGGTACAACCAGTTATCAAGAAACACGCGCAAAAAAGTTTGGTGCTGGTTATGAAATATTTATCATTGCATTCTTCATTGGATTATATTTTAATAAAACGAAAGAACTTGTTGCTGATAAGTCTAAACGCAAGAGTTTTGGATGGGCAATTGAGAACTGGGGTAATATTGAATCACGTTCAGGACGTAAACAGTATTCTCGAATTAGAGAGTATATGTTTATGGCATTAGTTGCTAAAACAGAAGTTGATTGGATTGCACTTGATAAAGGAGAAATAACATCTCGTAAGGTGGTAGATTTGCTTATTGATAAGATGGAACAATATGCAAATTATGGTTTTGATTATATAGCTGACAAATTAGAAGATAATCCTGATCATTTCTTTAAAGATAGAGCATTCTTGAATGAAATCATCAAATTTATGATCTCATCAGAAGATGTTAAGACAGATAATAATGACGATGAAGAAGCAGAATCTTTAGATTAATTTTTCGGATTATAAATATCAGATTTAAAATAGAGGACTAGGTCAAAATGTTCATTCGGTTCTATAATGACTGCTAGGTGCGGGCCGTTTGGGATGAAGAACATTCCAAATGGAGGTTTTCGGATGTTGATATAGTTCGCGTAATCAATGATGAAGCGGATTATGCGAAAACGAGCGACTATTAGCTTTGGCTTAAAAAGAAACTGAATGCTGAGGTTACCAATGGTTAAAATAAGCCGCCGATACCCTTGACAGTTAGTGTCACAGACACTAATCCAGCATTATCCCAACAATAGAATAAATGCGTTTTTTGACCGGTTACTTATAGCGTGATAATCAAAGCCAAGAGAAAGCGTATTCGCTGTTTCAGAGTGTCTGGCTGAGCAGTTTAGAGCCCGGCTGTATAAAAAGTTTGCAACAGACTCACGCCTACTTGTTTGGCGGTCTGTATGAGTTTGTGGCACAGATTTATATCAAAAATATCATTACCGGAGACTTCACATTTCATTTGTAAGCCTCTGGTAAAGTGAGTATTGCAAAATAGAATTATTGATGTTAGATCTTGCATAAGAGAGTATTACCCTCAAGAATAGGCACTGTCCAGAAAATGGTTTGACATCACTACCCAATTCTTTTAAATATATTTTTTTATATTCTGTTTCTTGAGCTTGCTCTATTTTCTCAACTTGAAACCTGGTATTTCGCAAAAAATCTATTTGCATTTCATCGCCATGTTTACATATCTCAAAAAGGTTTCGTGCCCTAGTTTTTCCATTTTTCAAAGGAGAAATGATATAAACATTATTATACCTTTCCTTATGCCAATCATAATTTGTGCAAGTCAAATTATGAGGAATATTGATAATATCTCCGACTTTCATATCGCATTTGTCATAATCATTACAAAAACGATATAAGATAGGATCAGTATTTATCGGTGCTTTATTTACCATATCATCTAAAGTATCGAATAGATTTTGTATAAAATCCGTAATTCCTTCATAGTAGTAATCATCCCTAAAAATATATGAATATTTTCCTAAAAATAATCTCAATAATACTCTCTGAACATCAGACAATTTAAATTCAAGCTCCTTCTCTGATGGTTCTTTAATTATTTTGTTACAGTTCGATATTATTCTATCAGAAAGATAATTAAGTCGGTCATCTATACCTTGTTCACTCATCTCTCCAATAGAAGTATCAAAAAATAGTTCTCCATAATTTGGATGTTCCTTGCAAAATTCATTTTCTGCATTAATAAAATATTGTAAATCTTTAACCATACATTTCTTTGTTTGTCATTTTGCAATTTTTATACAATAATTTTAGTTCATACTCTCACAATTTCCTCATATTTATATTGTGAAAATCATTCCATCCTCTACTGTCTCTTTCATACGAACATTTCAATACCTTCATTGAAAAAAGATGATGTTCATCAATATTATCTAAAGACCAACTGCTATATTTTGAATAAACATATAACATTTTCAGACTTTCAACGGTTCCGTTTCCGGATGCATATCTCTGCATAACTGCATGTTTAACTTCAAAACAGGAATTAGTCAATGTACTGTTCTGACCAGAAGATATCATGACCATATTACCCAGACAATCTCGTTTCCAAGCAACTTCCGGTCGAGATTCATCGTCCCAATAGAATCTAGTTTTGTCACCATACTCATCTTTAGGATGCTGTGGGGCAATGTGCTCAATAGAACGATTCCTTCTGAATACATATTTTTCAACGACATTGAGTAACTCATTTTTAAAGAATAACTCTCTTTGTTCCCATAAATAGTAATCTATTCTCCAAAACCAATATCTATCAATGGTTGTGTATGTCAGATTATTATCGACAACGCTTTGTTCTGGATGCCATTTATTATCTATTGCCTTAAGTTTGGCAAGATATTCTGTAGCGTTAATATCAAGACTATTATTAATTGAAACAAAACATTCCAAATAGGTTAGCAATTGGGGCATCCACATATAATATGTCATGGCTGATGAAGCGGAATATAGCATAGCAAGATACATCCTAACCTTCATCTTCTCTTTGTCATCTCCTCTATATAATTTAAATGGGTAAGGCTCCTCATCTTCATCGTTCATTCTAATAATGAAATAATCTGTAATCAGACGATACAATCCCAGTTTCCGCATAAAAATTTCTGCATCAAGATCACGTTTATCAAAGGCCCACTTGAAAGTGTCACATAGTTTTCTCACATCAAAGAAATCTGTAACAAGCATACCTTCTACTACCTTTCCATCCTTTTCTTGTTCAGAAATATTCATATTAAGGCATATATATAATACCTGCAAAAGAAATTCTGGAAATGTCAGGAGTGAATGTTCATCAGTACGTCGTTTTACAATCTTATATGGATTCTCAGTATTGATGGCTATGTCACCAATAGCTATAGAGGTAGCTTCCAAGTCCTGATTGTCGTCAGAATCCTCCTCCTCTTCAATATCAAATTTAGTTTGATATTTTTCAAATGCATTATCTATATTCCCGTTTTGGATTATCTCAATCATAACATTTTTATAACGATTCCTCAAGCTGTCGAGCTGTTCATTGTTATGTTTTCTGAGAATCATCTTCTCCATTATGCTACAAGCATTCCAAAGAAGAGTATATTTTTCCTTATCAGTGCGCAAACGCCGGATGATATCGACTTTGAGTATTTCATAATTCTCCAATGATTTACCCGAGGTGTTCATCCTTTCAAAATAAGTATTCAATTCCATAGGGGAATAGTTTCTTGGAAGTTCAGAAAGAAAAAATGTTAGTTTCTCGAAAATATAATTCTCAAAATCTTTATCTGAATTATTCTGTAGTATTTTCTTCAAGTGTTTTGAAATATAATTCAATCCATTTTCCATTTTTTCATTTAAGAACGAACACTCTATTCCCTTGATTTTTGCTTCAAGATATTTTTTGTCTTCTTCTCGCGCTGTAAATTGTAGACGCAAGATATTATCATGTTCAGTAGAGAGATATAGAAAATCATTCCACTTGAAATGGATCCCTAAAAGAATCATTGCGGTAAAGCGTTGCTGACCATCGACAAGTTCTATACTGCTTTCAGTTCTTTTGACTGTAAGCATTCCAATGTAATATGCAGATTCTTTGTCTCTTTTGTATGAAGAGTAAAGGTCATCAAGTAGCTGGATTATCTGATCCTCTCCCCACTCAAATAATCTCTGATATAAAGGAATACTGAAGAATAATCCTGAATCTACAATTTTTCTTGGAGTATAAGCTTGTTTTATATTCGTCATTTGTTATGAAGTGTTTTAAATGAGTCAATAAGATAATTTTTTTCGTTCTGTTCATAAAGTGACATTTCTTTATTGAAATAATCAACTCTTATTCCTTTCAGATTTTTATCAAAATATGGGAGACGTTTTATGATATCCCGTGCACTTGCAAGGAAGAATGTTGGTGATGTAGCCTGATTTATCATTACTATGATTTCCATCTCCCCTGCTTTATCCATTATGGATTGCTTATTGGCTTTACTTTTCTCATACCTTAATTGAGATACAATCCTTGTTATACAAGTTAAGGCTTCAGATAGGTATTGGTTTCCAAATTTCATATAATAGGCGAATAAAAATGCCGCTATGACATCCCCGTACCACCAATGAGTCCGTCGCTTTCCTTCCGATAACTTTTTATTGTCATCGTTACCGTTAATATTTATTTCAATTAATCCAGAACATGAAATGGTTTCCCAAAGTATATGGTATTGTTTTGTCTCAATAAAATGATTATAATGCTGAATGAATGCATTTACAAAAGCAAAGAAATGTGTTCCTCCCTGTATTGGGTCCATAAAATCGAATCTCTCGCCAAAAGGTGGAATCTCTGGTATAGTTGGAGCTGCTTCAAACTCATTCTTAACCCTATTTGGTTCTTTTATATACCAATATTGTTTTCTTGTCCACTTACGGAGGCAATATAAATATATGCCTAAGATAATTGATACACTTCTATCCCCATTTTCCCGTTCACTTTTCACAAGAAGCTTATCCCACATCTTTGCCAAATGACGTTGTTGAGCTTCATGGCTTTCAGGAATGAATCTGAGATGATGTGATTTTAATAACTCATAATCTGTCAAAGCCTTTCCTCTGGCGTTCTGTGTTGAAAAGAACGTATAAGCAAGTTCAAGTGAAGAATCATTAAGAACTAGTACGTCAAACGAAATTATATCAAGAATTTTTTTGGCTTCTTTACTACGTGTTTCAATGTTGGGGTAATGTCTATCAAGATACATTTCAATAATATATCTGTTATATCCTATATATTTTTGAGCTTCAACAGAATCAAATTTTTCTTTCAATAAAAGAATGTTATCAATACACATAGCACGTAAAATGAGCGCCAAAGTAACAGTTCTTTGTTGGCCATCAATGATATCATAATCATCACCTTTCTTTTGAAGAATCAATGTCCCTAAATGATATTTATGATTCCTAGGAATAAAAATATCATCCAGCAGCTGTTCTACATTTTTTTGCGGCCAGCAATATATACGTTGATAATCCGGTATCTTTAATTTTAAGGAAAGTACATCTTTTAATGACATCGTATGAAGGACAACTTTGCTTCCAGTTCCATCTGTAATATTAATGTTGACAGAAGCACCATCTTCAATTTTATTAAAATCAATAGATGATACTGTAAAAATCTCCTTTTGAGTATCATTATTTCCGTCATAATAAGTATTTAGGAAATCTTCAATCAATGGATCGATCTTACTAATAAATTTTGTAAGATAATCTGCTAATTCCAGAAGATCTCCAATTTTATATTCATAGCGTAATCGTCCTTGTTTCATTCCATTCCAATTATGCCATAAATAATCACCCGATTCCGTATCGATGTTATCACGAAGATATTTATACAATCTCTGATTGAATGTATTACCATAATAATCATCCTCCAGATGCAACTCCAAGTAGCCATTAATATATTCATAATGTACTACTTTAAAATTAATCCGAGGTGAGACAGTAATCAATATATACCTATTCTGATGCCAAGCACTTTCATTTTCCTGGCAATACACCTCTTTATTCTTATCTGGCCATTTTTTATTTACAAATTTTCTGACTGATTCTACTGTTTCCGGATAGATATACAACATATTACCAATTCTTAATTTTTATTTCTTTTTAGATGCTCTTTCTCGTTTCTTAAGGCTCAAATCCTGCAAGACCTTTCCCATTGCATCTTCTTTTGCAAGAAGAAGAATATCATCATCCAGTTGAAGCGCATAAAGCACCCTAAGATAAATGCCTATTGCCACTGTCGGTACACCTTTCTCTATGCGTGAAACCGTAAGGGGTGAACAGGTGGCACGTTCGGCAATCTGTGCGACACTAAGGTTTCTACGCAATCGTGCAAATCTGATTTGTTCACCCACCATTTGCATCTTCTGCTCCAGTTTTCTTGGCAACTTGGTACCCATTGTACTTTTTGTCATAGCTCAACATATCATATAATATGCAAATATAAATGTTTTACTTTATTATATGATGTATTACAGAAATCAATTTTCGAATTTAATCTTGCCGTAATCTACTTGGTCATATCATCGGACATTGAGATTTATTATATTATCCATAGAGTTTATATTTCAACATATATTATTTCTAAAAAGATAACCATATTTTGAACAATAAAAGAAATAACACTTCTTTTTCTGTTCAAAATATTACTACTAAGGTAATCTTAGAAAATATTGACTGCTGTCACATAATGCTTACCACAAAAGTAGATTATTCCCTAAACTGTCTCACAATTCACCAATTGTAAAAGATAGTAATTCAAATTATATCTTGATACATTAATACACTATACAACTACATGAATACTTCACTTTTTGTACCTTGTAGAAAATACACGGCTCTTTCATTTAAGCTTAGATAAAGGCACATAATTCCCCCACCCACTTCTTATGGGAAGCAGGGATTTTGTTATGATTGATACCCAAAACGTTACGAATCCTCTGAGATTACAAATTATCTCATTTTTGATCCAGCATATGCATCATTGCGGTAAAGTCCAAGGAAAGTTCTCCGATAAGTTCGGCCGTTCCCTTAGCCTTTTCGGAGGGCTTTTTCCTTTTACCTTTCCATATCGAAAGTATTGCCAGTACCATCCTCTGTATCGTGTCAAGGTTTCTGGCGGACCTTGCACTATTCCGCCTGATGAAGTCCTGCCTCAGGTTGCGGTCAAGGTCCCAGTGCATGCTTTCTATTGCCCAATGCATTCTGGCTATTGTGCCCAGCCGCCGGGCACTTCCGTGAAAACTGGAAACATAGAACCTTCTCTCGGAAGATTTCTGACCATCAGATTTTCTTTCCGTTGCAGTCCGTATTTCGACAACCGTCAGATTTCCATTCCACTTTTCCCTGTCCGTAATCAGGTCATTTCCACGAAAGATACGGCATACCCTGGTCTCTATTCTGCCATGTTCAAGGAAAGGGCCTTCCGAATATACATCCACAGGCTCTGCAAGTTCGACATTGTCCTCAACCCCATATCGCAGAGTCCTCTGGTTCGCCTTCAGCTCGATAAGGAAATCACCGCCTTTTTCCCGGATTTTATCTATGATGGCTTTCTGGAAGGACATGGCGTCTGCCGTAACTATGCATCCTGACACATCCACCTTGTCCAACAGTTTGGGTACGGAAGTTATTTCGTTGCTTTTTTCTTCGCACATGTCTGTGGCAAGGGTGACACCTCCTTCAAGGGAATAGGCGGATACGATGTCGGGGTTGCGTCCGTTTTCAAGTACCGTCCCTCTCATTGCCTTGCCGTCAATACAGAGGATGTCCCCGGCACAACCGACAAGCTCATCATGGAAGGTGGAGGTAAATTCAGACATCCGCTCAGACATGGCTTCATCATCAATATGTTTGAATATACGGCAGAGCGTAGGTTCAGAAGGCACGCCGTCCAACAAAATTCCTAAAGAGCGGAAGCGTTTCAGATTACGCTTGCCAAATCTGATTATATCCGGACTTGTTATACACTTGCCCAGCCGTCCGAGTATTACAAGGAGAAGAATATCTTCCAGCTTGTATTTGTAGTTTCCCTTGTCTGTCCTGCGGTAATCCGGCACTGATTTCACAAATTCTTTCAGATGTTTCATTATGCTGCTACGACGGTAGGAT